ATATATTATAGATTATTTTTTAACGTAAAGTTATTTTAATAATAAAATAGAAAAAAATAAATACCATTATAGAAAATATATCTATAATGGTATTTGAATAAATTTTATTAATATCGTATTAAAATTATAGGAGATATCTAAATCTTCTTTTTTATCTTCATAGTAATCATCAAATGTTATCGAACTATTAAGAAGATGGTAACATGATTCATAATCAAATGTACGATAATATCCCACAGGTAATTGTCGTTTTTTATATTTATCTATAAAGTCCTTCGTAAACTCAAGTGTATTACTAGATTCAGAATTCTCCATCATGTAAAAATAACGTTTTATAAATTCCACCATGTACTGTTCGTGTAGCTTTACTTTTTTCTCATTTATACCTTTTACCGTAAGAGAATTATCACAATAATAGAATTCTAATCTTTTTGGTAATGTAATATAAGAAGTGTAAATATGCTTAGGACGAAAATAAATATAATCTCCAAAATGTTGAATCGAACATTTCTTTGTTGTAATAATAGCATCCTTTTTAATAGCAATAATATCATTGATATCTAAGTGATTAGCTTCAATAAATAATTCTCTTGCATGAATAAAAGCTTTCTTTTTTCCTTCTTTATAAAGTTTATTAGATAATTCTAATTTTCCTAATTCTACTGTTCGTTTCTCTTTTTTAAGTTTGCTTAATTTATGTATGATATTATCTGGTAATAAGTGAAATTCTTGGACAAGAGAAAATCCAGCTTCTTTCATATCATACTCAATAATTTCTTTATTAAAAAGAAAAGGAATATTTTTATTATAAAATAAATCTCTTTCCCATAATCTATGTTCCATATAAGATTCACCACCTTATTATCATGATGTCATAAAGGTAATAAAAAAATGTAAGTAGACAATAGACCTACTTACATTTTTATTTATTAATCTTCACAAAAGAGAATGATTGTTTCTATCATCTCTTTTTTATTCATATCTTTACGGTATAAATGATGTTCTTTGAGATATCGTTTTAAATCTGATTTATCAGCACGTTTAAGATACTTTTTCTTATAATGACTATCAGCAGTATTCTCATTAAGAATTCTTTCGATATAATTTCTTTTCGCTTCTTTAAGGACTTTATTACATTTCTTCAAAACTTTCTCTTTATTATATTTTATAAGTTCATATTTACCACTTTGGTAGATCTTATAATTATAAAGAGGATAGTCAAATACAGCATAAATATAAGCTTGCATATATCTAAAGAAATGATAATTCTTATCTTCTGAAGTGGTACATAAGAAAATATAATGGGTATTTTCTTCTATACTATCTTTAATGATTGCTGCAAAATAAGTATTATAAACTTCAAGTTGTTCATAATATCTTGAACGTGCATCTTCTTCTACAAGAGCTGATAAAACATCAGGATTAGGAAATAAAGCATTGGCCATTTGAGAAACATTCTCAAACTGTTTCCCATCATTACTTTTACCTGAAGAAAGGATTCTATGAGAGACGAGGATATAATTCGCTTTCAATATATCCTCGTCATACTCATAGTTAATAAAATCTTTTTCAAACACTTTGCTATTCATGTAAAATAGCATAGTCTTATCTCTTTCTTATTGTAGGAATAATAATATCTCCAGAACTATCTTCAGGTGTATCGTTTGCTACATGGACAATATCAGATGATGATTCTTTAGATGTATCTACAAATGAACCACCTTCAGGTAATAAGCTGTCATTATCATTATTTTCTTTTTCTACAACTGGTGTAGATGGTACAACCTTTTCTTTTACTTCTTCCTTGACTTCTTCTTGAACTTTTGGTTTTGAATTAAATAAATTTCTTTCATGTTCTGTGGTAAGTTTATGTTCAACAGGTTCATTTTCTGGTAAATCAACATTATCTTCTTTGACAGTAGGTCTCTCTACTCTATTATTAAGATAATTATTCATTGTACTTGCCTGTTTAACTTCTTGTGTTGGTACAGCCATGAGCATTTGTTCCCATTCTTTTATATTTTCTTCTAGTTCGTCCATATAACTACCACCATCAATAATATCCACACCATCAATTTCAGGATCAACATAATTTGATGGAACAAATTCAGCTTCTGATAGAACTTCAAAATCATGTGTGAATGTATCTTTTAATCCAGAATAATCAGGTAATAGATAACATGGTGTGTTCCAATACTTTGTCAATGCTGTATCTACATCAAATGCATATTGTTGTGATCGAACATATTTTGTCATAACGTAGAGAAGATTAACCGTTTCATCATTTGTTAAACTTTCAAATGTATCATAGAATGAATCATCTAATTTATAAGCTGCTACTAATTCATCATTCAATTCATAGAACTTATATCCAGAATAATTACATTCTTTTACTCTTGCATAATAACTTTCATTATCATACACTTCTTGAGATGGTAAAACCATAGTTGGTGCCATATGCCATAATAAGAATTCAATACTATCAACAATGAAAGCTTCATATTGTTCTTTGTCAATAAATTGATTCTTAGGAAGATTTCTTTCAATATAACCCGGTGTGATATTTATCTGATGAGCTTTTCTCATTCCTCCATAAACATCTTGTGTTTGATAAGGAAGAAGTGATTTAGATGTTAGAATATAACCACCACCATCTATTTTTCTTAATGAAACCCCATAATTAACAGGGGAAGTTTCCTGATCTTTATCAGCTGACTGATATTCAGGTTCCTTTTCTTCCATTAAAGAATATCCATGATCATTATTTAAGTTATCATAAGTCTCCTTGAAAAGATTAGCATCCGTTAATGTTTTAGCATCTTCAAGTTCTTCTTGAGAAAAAGGGATATTAGCATGATAACCATTAGTAGTTACTTTACTATCATCTTTTTCACGCTCAACAACTTTTGTTTCATTCTTATCTGCAAATAAAGATTCTGTAACATCATGATATTTCTTTGCTGGTCTTTCTTCTTCTGTGAATTTAAAATCAACATTTTTCACATCTTTTTCGATAGGAAAAATATAGTCACGATTGAAGCTTGAAAGAGGAACTTCTTTTTCCTTATAACTTTGACGAGGTATAGCTCTATCCCTATCTCTTTCTTTAATAATAGAACTTACATTAGAGATGATTTTATTATCTACATCACCTACAAAATCATCAATACTTCCTTTAGCAGTTCCTGATTTTAAAGAAGCGATATAATCAAGCATGGATAATTTATCATCCATGTCCTGATCGCTTTCATTATTTAATATAACAACCTTATTTTTATTTTTCTTGCTCATAATTTTCTCCTCCACTTTCTTCTACTAATGAATCATCATCAAAATTCCCATTAAGATAATCTTCAAGTTTATAAAATTTCTTCTTAACTTTCTTTTCTTTCTTTTGTTTATCTTTAGGATTATAAGATTTCGATTCATCAACTTCTAATGTTTCAACAGGTTTATGTAACACATAACCGATTTGTTTAATATCACCTATTTCATCAGCTTGTTGCTTACGAGATATTCGACGTCTAATTTCTCCAAACGTATATTTACGTCCACATATTGGACAGATCAAATTATTATAATTTGAATCATAATGCAATATACTTTGTGGATTACATGTACATCTAAAGACATTAAATGACGTTGAATAAATATAGGCAAAATCTAATATACAAATTGTTCCATTTGCTCTCGTTCCCCAATTGACATAATTCTTTGTCGTTATACCAACATCACCAAGAAGGAAGTTTTCAGAAATATCTTTCAATATTTCTCGCATATCATTAATATGATTACGATAATCTTCTATAGTAAATATATCGACATATTCAGTGACAGCAATTAAGCCATCAGGAGAACATTCTTCAACTTTTACAACATAGGGTTGGAGTTCTCTTGTATATAAGAACTCCCTTTTATTATCTATACATCCATCATCATCTAGAGCAATCTTAACAGCATAGCCATCAATTAAAACAGCCATTCTATTTGTTCCAGATCCTAAAGATGTATAGGGTACATGAAAATTCAGTAGTTTCTTTTTAATTAAAGAACCCTTCATATTATTATCTGCATCAGGTAATAATGAAATTTTCTTTAATTCTATACACAAATCTACTGGAAAATATTCCAGTATCATCGATCTAAATTGTTTTTTCATTCATCTTTATCCACAATATTATCCCAAGACCAATCGGTAACATCTTTTTCATATGAACTAAAATCATCATATTCCAATCCTTTACCTAATGATTGAAGGAAATTATCCATGGATTCCTCTCCTTCCTTTTCTAATTTTTCTCTTTTCTTCTTCGCTTTCTTTCTTGCTTTTTCTTCTCTTTTACGTCTCTTCTTTTTACTCTTTGATGGATCTTCATCATAATCATCATCTGCTATACCAAGACGTCTCTTACGACGTTTCTCTATATCTGTTAGCTTACGACGTAATTCTTTCTCTTTAGATTTCTCCATCGCTTCAAGTTTCTTAAGCTTTCTCTCTTTCTCTTTATTACCGAACATATTACGAACATTCCAACCATTTGCTTCCAAATGTGTTTTCAGTTCGAGAAGTTCAGCTTCTTCTTTTGAAATAAGAGTGCCGTTATAATTTTCTTTGAATTGTGTATCCTCATATTCTTGAAGCTCATCCATATAACGATTATAATCATCATCATTCATAAGATCACCTTTAAATTTAGGAATCTTAGCATTTGATGTATAACCACTCTTTTTATCATAACGAGAAATCATATCCATATCGGATTCATTAAAGTCATAGATATAACGAGATTGTGCTTCAATATCTTTAGCACGTCTTTTAAACTTCTTTAAAGTATAGACAACAGACGATTGTTTAAACATCCTCTTCTCGTCTTTCTTTCTAGCTTGAAGGACAATGTTATCATTATTTCCAATATGCTCTTCATCAAGATCATATGTTCTAATAACATCATTAACACCACCTTCATTTGTAAGATATTCCCAACGCTCATCTGAGAATAATCTTTGTCTAGCTGATTCCAAATCTTCTTCATCATAGACAGTATTAGGTTCGTCTTTAGGAAGAATATTTTTAGGATCTTCATCAGAAAGAATAAAATCAACCAAATAATCATGATCGATTGTTTTTCTTTCCTTTCCTTTAAAGACTGGTAGAATTAATCCATCAATATATATTTTACCTTTAAAATATAATGCGATGAATTCATCTGGATCATAAATCCCATTTTTCTCTGCGACAGCATAGAGACATTTTAAACCTTCTCTATAGGCTATAATAAATTCTGGAAGTTTTCTATACTTATGCTTATATCGAGAAAACTTCTTGAAGACTTCATAGAACTTATTTTCTTTCAATCGTTCTTCTTCTGATTTATGATACATATCACTATTACCAAAATCATGAACAATCGAACATTCATAAAGCTTTTTGAATTCTTCAATTCTTTTAGGTTTGAGATGGAGTTCATACTTCTTTTCATCTTCTTCTGTAGCTACATTTTTCTCATCTTCTGTCGATGGACTCTCATCTCTTTCATCTTCGTCAATTGCAATTGTAATCATATTTTTTTTTCTCCTTTCTCTCCATTAAGATAATATATAAATCAGTTTTCCTTAAAGATATCACTTAACGAATTCACAAACGCATTTACAAACTTCACTTGACTATTACGATTTGTAACAGTATCTATTTTTGCATCTTTGGGAGTAAGATAAGCAATGTGATTATCAATATTATCTGCTAACATATTAGCGTCTTTTAATGTATCAATAACATGCTTAACTTTAGGACTTTCGATAACATTACGATTGCCACATAAATATTCATAATTGACAATAACGAGATTATATTTAGCAGCTAGATATGTATTAATCCCATAAAGAGGAAGTTCATTTAAAACTTGCTCTTTTGTTTTCCTAAATTTTCTAGCAATTAAGGTAATCATCATATCTTGATGGGAAGGCAATGCTTCATAAACCTCTCCATCTGGTGTGATAATAATTTCACAGTAATTATGATATCTTACCGTCCCATTTTTTCCATGGAGTTTGATAAAATCTTTAACATCCATATTATATTTACCCTCCTTTATCTTATAAATACGTAAAATTAAAAATATATTGTCATTACATTATACTAAGGATAATATAATGAGTATATTTTCGGGCATGTTCTCCTTTATATAGAAATATGAATAGACTTAAGCAATACGGGTCTATTCATATTTCCTTTTTTCTTATTTGGATGATTTATCAAATAAAATCTTTTCTATTGTTTTTACGCCTTCATCAACTGCCATCTTTGCTAAAGCATCGGCTTTCTCATTTCCATCAATATGGCTATGACCTTTAACTTTTACAAAATGAATAGTCATTAACCATTGATTTCTTGCATTGTCAATATAGTCTTTATAAGTTTTTGTAATGGGTTTATTGGTTTTCCATTCTCCATTAGCCCAACATTCAATGCCTTGATAATCATAGAAAATAGTGATTTCATTTCTATTCTTATCATGACAATAATCAATCGTATCAATAACAGCACGTAATTCTCCTGTAATATTACGTGTCTCATCTTCTTCTTTCATTTGACACCAACCTGTAAGATTCGTTGTGAGTTTAACCACATCATCATAATTCTCAATAATCATTGCACCCCATCCACAAATTCTCATAGCACTATTATAACTTCCATCTGTAAAGGCATAACATTTAAGAGTTGATAAATCCATATCACTATCATTCTTAAATGTTTTTGCTTCATCATTCATATAGTTTTCAGCTTCTTCTTTTGTTTCAAAACTTTTATAACGTGCACCTTTAAAATGGCTAATCTGTTTTTTACATTCTTCCCAAGATGTATAAATCCCAGGATTTCTTCCTATTTTTACACCATAAAATTTACTCATATTTTTCTCCTTTAATTTATAACTATAAAAATATATGGAAGAAAATTTTCATACTTCTCCCATATATTTCTTTAATGAATCTCTAATTCGTCACGTCTTAATGCAACTTTTTCTACATCATCAACACCTTCAATTTGAAGATATTTAAATTCTTTGGTAATTGCTTCAAAATCTTTTTCCGTAAGATTTTTTGTCATACTTACTTTCTTTTCAAGTTTTGTATACATATCTTCAGGAATAAAATCTGAATACTCTTCAATAAATTGCGCATAGTTACCATAAACCATCGTTAAAGGAATCATTAACTTTCTTGAATTATGAATAATCTGATGAGCTGTTTTACTTAATGGGACAAGACCAACCTCATCTTCATAATGTAAACGCATAACTTCATCAGCAATATCAAAATCATTAATTTCTTTTCCTGATTCTATATCTTTATTTAAGACAACGAGAACGATGTCATAGAGTGTAAATGGTTCATGATGCATTTCTATACTTACTTTACTTTTCTTACCTCCAAAATTTGTAACCTTTTGGAAGAAGGTACATTTATTCAATCCTACATTTTCTTTTAAGAAATTAATATAGTCTTTATATTCTAGAGAATGACGAATCATTTTTTCAACACGATTGATAAATTTAAATTTATCTTTATCAGTTGATAAATTAATATAATATGACATAGGAATTTGTTTTCCTATATTAATATATTTAATAGCATTTTCAACATCTGATTTTGCCATAAAAAATAATCACCTCACAATATCAATCATTAATACATTGTGTGATGATTATTTTCTTTATTTAAAAGTATCTCCATATAACATAATGAAGATGGATAATTCATCAGGTTCAACATCGGGAGCATCATAATCATTACCAAAAGGATCAAATCGACTTTCTCCTAAAATAATTTTAGCTGTTCTAAAGAATTCTAATTCTTCTAAAGCTTCTTTAATTTTTGGTTTCAAATTAATCGCTTTTGCCACATCTCGATAATGCATATTCCAATAATTAATATCTAACATTGGTAATGGTGCAAAAGCATCTCCACAATACATGATCTCGTTATCATTAGATAAAACATTGACAAAATCTTCATAATATAATCCAGCATTATCAATCTTTTTTGTACGCAGCATTTTATCCTCTAATGCATATGCTTGATTATTATCCAAATAATCTTGCCATTCATCTTTATCCATCTTATGAACGTTTTTAATAAATTTATTCATATCACGTTCATCTTCAAATCTCTTCATAATATCTTTATCATTTGTAATAGAGTGTAATCGATATTCTTTCATTCCCCTTCGCAAATCTTCCTTTGTTGGTTTTAAATAATACGTAAACACTTTCATCCTCTTTACCTTCCTTTTTCTTTCCTAATATAAACTATCTGTAAATCAATTGATCTACCTTCTATCTCCATAAATATAAATAACGCCATATGCGTTGATCTAAAATAATGCGGAAACAAAGTTCTCTTTATTACTTTCATTTTTATCCCCTTTTTCACTTCTAATATAAGTCACCAAATAGATTAATGTATAATCCAACTTCATCAATGCAAATATTCATTTCATTATAGAATTCTTCAGGATCACCATCCACTAGACCATTTTCAAATAGCATCAATTGGTCATTATAGTATAAATAGGTGTACATCCCTATAGTATTTAGTGCAAAGGCTATTTCTTTAGAAATTATAGTTGGGTCCCTTATAAAGTCAATTAATTCGTTGGGATATTGAAAATAAAAATTGTTAAGTTGTATAAAAACGTCTTCCACACCATAGTTCTTGATATAATCTATTTCGATACTTGGTGCTAAAATAGGAATCGTAATAATATCATATTTTCCACCAATGACACCTTTTGTATCTAAGGTATAATAGTTAATCATTAACTTGAAATTTTTATGTGAAAATTCTTGATATTCTTCTTTACTCATTTTTTTCTTCTTTAAAATGAGTTTATGTTCATTTCTCTCATCTCTGAATTTTTCTGCATAAGAGGGGTTATCTGTATATCCATATAGTGAAATAAATGTATTTTCTGTATAGGGATATTTTTCTGTTACAGTGAGATTGATATGTTTAACGTCTTTATCATGAATAGAATTTTTTGTGATCAAATAAAATAAATAAACTTTCATGAATTCTTCCTCCTGTTATCATTTACATTAACCCCAGTAAAGAAATAATCAAAAAGGAAAACTAATGAATTGACTTGGTTATTAAATGTAAAATAATCATGATGTCCTAAAGACGTGCACCCATAAGATTCGTTATAATCTAAATATTCCATTAAATCAACATCATTATCGTTAAACGTTCTATCATAAAATTTTGTATAGCCTAGTATATCTAAAGCATCTATAATATCGCTATTAAAGATACGATAATTATAATGAATTAATGGAGTAAATATAAAAGCATAAGCTGAATAAGGATCGGATGCAACATCATGTTCGAATTTTGTTGTAACAATATCCATTTTTCCCCAAGAGCCATCATTATCTATAAAGAAATATTCTCTTTCTTTTAATTGATGGGCTTTATAATATTTCGTAATAAACCCATATTCATCAATACTTTCTTTAACGATAGTATAGATAGAATTTATTCTATCTTTTAAAAATGCTTTTAATAATTTCTTACTGGTTGTCCAAGCATATAAACCAGTATAATAGCGATTATTTTTTAATTGATATATCTTATCTATATCGTTAAGATAATAAGTATATTTATGAAGAAGAGGATTCTCATCGCTCATATAATCCTCTTCAATATAATCTTTTGGTATTTTGACATAAATATTATATATCTTCATACGCTTTCTCCTTTATTGTTTTAACGTGTAACCAAAATAGTGTAAAAATACACCTAACTTATCAATTTCTATATTATAGAGAGGACGATCTATAGAATCACTATCATAGATCGCATTTATCATTTCATAATATAAATCGGTGTATCCTAATGTCTCTAATGCAGTAAAAAGTTTTGCATCAAGCATACGAGGATCAAACCATCTTGTTGTATCTATTACAGTAGAAATAGAATAGATATCATCATTCACCATTTTAGATTTTTCATAATAGGTAACAGTTAAATGACCTTTTATATAGGTTAATGTATCTCTATTGTACATCATAAATTCATAGATACTTAATTCATCTTCTCCATATTTTTTATAGAAATAATCTTCAGTATTTTCCGATGCTTTAATAAGTCTTTTATGAAAAAGAGACATATTGCGTTCATGTTCAAAACTTTTTGCAATATGTTTCTTTTTCGTATAGGCATATAATTTATCATCTATTTTGGAATAGTATGCATAAATTTTTCTCATTTCAAATCATAAGCTCCTATATCAATAGATGTATCAAAAATCTTTTCATATTTATTTTTTTCTAATTTTTTAATAATTTTATAAAGTTCTTTTTTCTTATGCTTAATTTCTCCATAAGGTTTGTCAGCAAAATTAAGAATTGTGTATAAATCAACTAAATCATACATAACTGCGTTTTTTAACATATTTTTTTTCATAATTTCCTCTTTCTCCTAAAAATAAATTATCAATGAGATAATATATAATTAATAAGAAGGTTTTGGTGAATATCTAGATTTATCAAGACACCTTATATAACAAAGGAGGATTCTTTTATGGAACCTAGAAAAAATACAATAAGTGAATGTCCTCATAATCTTAATATTTATGATATATTAGACCATATGAAAGTCTGTTCATTATGTGAACATTTTGTAAGTGAAGAGGGATTGTATTATTGTGATTTGACAAAGAAGGGAGACAAGACATTATGATTATTCAGAATATCTCATTTTTAAATATGGATATTTTATATCAAATAAAAGATCAAGGATTCAATTTATACACACCATCTTATATTGATTTACTTAACCATGTTTCGATTATTTTTGACATTTCTGATATTAATAAATATGAATATATTTTTATGAAAAAGATGGTAAGTGATATTACAGCATTTGAAAGCGAGTTTGTATCAACGAAATATATTCACAATACATATAAATTTGATGGGTACAATTCACCAGAATCACCCGTTAATCAATATATTAATATTCTTTCAGGAATTTATGAAGATTATGACATGAACTATATCAATTATCTTTTACCTCCAGGATGTATTATTGGTAATTGTAAAGCTATTTTAAATGGGGAAGATATTATTAAAATTCTTAAATATGATTTAGTAGCATTCTTTAAAGATTTTTCTAATGAGAGTTATTTTACGTCAAGTATATCTTCTTCTCTTATGGGAAATGATACCTTTACACAAATGCTAGGAAAACGATTTGTAGAAGAATTTTATAGATTCTTATCCAATGAGATTAAATTTACAGACCAATTACAGGACTATATTTACGATAATATGTTAGCACAACCTTTGGATAATTATAACAACAATCAATACGATAATAAGAATTATAATATTTATTATATGAAAAATCCTTATTTCTTAATTGATTTTGTAGAAGATAAACCTGAAAATATTACATCCGTATGTAAGAATTATGCCCATACTATTATTGAAAATAAGAATAAGTTTACTTTAGGAAAAACGCATATGATATTTAAAATTAATAGTGAATTTTCTATCTTTGCTGAATTAATGAAAATTCTTCCTCATGATAGACTTATTGCTCATGAGAATTATTATCAAATTGCTGAAAAGAGTTTAGATAAAGAAAAAGTTCCTTATGTTCCTAAAGTAGCAAGTGAAAAATATAATAATAGATTTGCTGGAAGATTATTAGGATTCCAAAAACTTATTCAAGATAGTCTTACTGAAAATAATGGATTTGTGAAAATGGAATTAAGTGAAGGATATGTAGATATTTCTTATAATTTAGAATTATCATTTGATGATTTTGATAAATATCTTATTCCTTACACAAAGAATTATGGTGATAATAAAAACTTCTTACAGATAAAGACATGTAAGATGATTAATGATTTATTTAAAATTAGTGGTACAATGTACAAAATGATTACAACAAAATAGAGAGGTGATTGCCTCTCTATTTTTTCACACTTCTTGACAATTATACATTATCTAATAGTAAATTATTGAAAAGAGGTGGTTGAATTAAATGTATATTAATACGATTTTTATCTAAGGGGAGAAAGCGAAATGAGTAGTAAGAAAAAAGTAAAAAAGATGGAATTAGAAACGGTTGAGAATATGAGTATTACTGATATCCTCGATCCATATCTAACAAACAATCATCGCACATTGGTTGAAGAAATTCAAGCGGTGCAAATCAAATTAGATGAGAAAGAGAGGCAGATTAAAAAGAAAAGAAAAAAAGAAATGAAAAAGAAGAAAAAGAAAGGAGTGAATGTAAAAGATTTTAAATCGGTTCAATGGGAAGCCAGAAAAGAAATATTAGATGAGATGAATGAAACAAACTTATTAGAAAGAGTTTATCAAACACTCAGTGATTTTGTTCCCATTGTTATCGTTATAGCAAGATTGATTATCACATTAATTGATGCTATATTAAATCTTAATTGGGTAAAAGTAAGAATTAGCCCAGAAATGTTGAAGAAAATAGAAAAAGTCTACAAGAAGGCTATGAGTGTTTGCTAAATAAGATTAAAGGAGAACACTATGTATGCCGTATTAGATAGAGATTTAAAGATGGTCGCATGGCATGATGATAGAGAAGTATGTGAAATCTATTTGAAGAATCTTCAAAGAACATACAATGATGAAGAAAAGTATAAAGATTACATAATCGTAAAAATTAAAAAGAAATATAAATTTGAAACCAGTGTAGAACAAGATGGATTATATTTATTACGATATGGATCTACGTATATACAAAAAGATTACATTGAATGTATGGATATAGAAATGGACACATTCTTACATGATGAAAAATATGCCATCGACGTCTTATATCGTACTCTTGAAACGTCTGATTTAAATTCTAAAGATTACAAAACAATTGTAAAAGCAATTAAAGTTATGGAGTCTATTTATGAAGAAGATAAAGCTTATACTCCAGATATCTCTGATTTGCAAGAAGTCTATAATGAATTCGAACCGTATATAAAAATGGAGGAAGAAAACGGATTATGAAAGATGAAGCAATTGAAGTAACAGGAATTATATCAAAAACAGAAAGAGGACGTTTTAGAGTTCAATTAGAAAATGGAATGGAAGTAACTTGTACCATTTCAGGAAGATTAAGAACAAATAAAATCAAGTTATTGGAAGGGGATAAAGTCAATGTAGAATTATCCCCTTATGATTTAACAAAAGGAAGAATTGTTTGGAGATATAAATAATTCTTCCTTTTTTATAAAATTTACAGAATAATAGGAGAAATGAACAATGATGGATAAGGAAACATACAAAAGAGAGATTGTAAGAATGTGGGATAGCTTACGCTCTGAAGTGCACAAAGGTGAAGAATCGTGTAGAGGAGTAGAATGCAAAGAATGCGCACTTTACTATTCTTCATGTGAAGGAAATGATTCTTTTAACGCATATGAAACAATTGAATATGCACATAAAATGATTGAGGCTATAGAAAAATGGAGTAAAGAACACCCGCAAAAACACAAGGTGTCGAAGCTTGAGTATGATATCATGCAGGCTGCAATTGATTATAGTTCTGAGGAAGAGACATTTAAAGAAGTTGACATTCTATATGAACTTCTTGAAGGTGGATATTTTAATGGCGCAAAATCAACTGATAAAATAGTTGATTATATCGAAAATTGTGAAGTAGATAGTAAATTAAGAGGAAATGAAAATGTTAAAGTAGGAAAGTATAGAAGTCAAATATTAGAGTTTAGTGATAATAAAAAAACTATGTATTTTTCTTTCAAAAACGATAATGCGAATATGCTCAATAGCTGTCGTGAATCAAATTGCAATTATTACGCATTATACTCGCTAAATGATAAATGTACAATTACTAGAATTAAGTGGCTTCTTTCTAAATATATGGCGCCTATTAAACTGACAAGATTGGAATTTGAGATTTTGAAATGGTTAGACAAAGGAGGTTATAAATTCATTGTCAGAAGTCCGAATGATAATCTAATGGCATATGATAGTATACCTAAAAAAGTTTTGTATGGATGGATTTCTGAAAATAGATACAAGACTCTTACGTCATTTAATGATTTATTACATTTTATTAAATATGAAGACGAAGAGCCTACATTAATTCAAGAGGTTTTAGAAATTTGCGAGGTTATTGAAGATGATGGATAAAGATAAAAGTGATGATAAAACTATAGAAGAAGTTAAGACAGCTTCTAGCCCAAGAGGAAAAGTAGATGCTGATCCTAAAGTGGTGAATAATAAACACAATGTACGAGTGAAAGTTATTCCATTGAATGATTCTATGGATGATGAGGATCGTGCTAGAATCATAAAAAGTATTTATAATTATATTTATGATTATTATCATAATGATAAGGATGATGAAGATGATATGTTCATTCATGGTCATGTGGATTATGATAAGGATGACTATTGTTACTATGATGATGAAGATGATATGATTATTCGTGATCATATAGATAGAGTTGTTGGTCCTGATGATGATTATGATGATATTGCATATTATAAAGATAAATTATATGATATTGCTCTTGATAATGAAGATATCTTTTCATTGGCTGAAATCGTTACAATTAAAACTATTCTTCAATGGGTAAGAGAAAATCATCAAGGTGATACTATTGATGTAAAAGAGTTTTTAAATTTTCTTAAGACTCTTATAAAAGGAATGAAAAATAATAAAATATAGTAACCAAATATCCAACGGTTACTATATTTTTTTTACACAATTATTTAAATATTTGATAGAAAGGTTGGTGGTGATAATGTCTCAGAAATGCACGAAAGAAGAATATGATAAGATCATTCGAGAAGGTGGTTTCTATGATGATAATGGTGTTTGGAACTCCATTAAAGTCTTCTCTAATGATAATCATATTTATAGAGAACGTGTAGAAACGATTGTCGTTAAAAATAAAGACAAAGTATTTGTCAAACGTAAAGTCAATGGAGACTATTATTTACCTGGTGGTTCAACAGAACCTGAAGTATCACATATACAACAAGCCATCAATGAGTGTAATGAAGAAGCTCGTATTAATGTACGTAATATTCAATCAACAGGTATTACTTATAAAAAAGATGTTGTTTCTTTTATTCACAATAAAAGTGTCTCACCTTATGTCGAATGGGATCGTACTGTTAATGAAATTTATGTAGCACAATATGATGGTAGATATACTGGACCTGTTGAAGATTGTGATAAGGATCCATTTATGTTAAGTGGCTCTTGGGTTCCTGTAAAAGATTGCTTATCTTTTTTTATACCAGAGCATAGAGATGCTTTATTAAATTATTTAAGACAACTTCATGAAGAAGACGAACTTGTATCGGAATCGTATATTTCCAATTATTTCAAAAACAAAATTTTGTTAGCACACTTAAATTATAAACCGGATTTTGGTAGAAAGACAATGTCCAATGTTATTAAGGATATTGATAAAGCTCAAAAATCTGTTATCAAAACACCTTATTATAAAAAGGCTGTGAAAGATAAAACTGTGAAAGATAAAATCTTTGGAATGCTTATGTTCACATTCAATGCAACAAAAAAGAATAAATATGATATTTGTATTGCTTATTCAGGAGATGCTACAAGTTTTACTCCAGCAGCAGCTTGTCATGTTCCAGAATATGGAGATACCGTTATCGTGTATCCAGGATTCTTTAAACTTGAAAAGAATGAAAAGATTTTTGTTCTCTTACATGAAATAGGTCATATTCGATTAAATCATACAGTTGACCGTAATCAATATTGGTTAGGACTAGGTCTTATTCCTGCTAATACACGTTCTTATAATATGAAAAATAACAGAGTTTCCTATGAAGAATTGAATGCTGATTTATATGCTGTCTTAAATGGTGCTGATATGTATTCTATCTTAGGATTACATGAACCATTGGATTACGATAATAAATATGATTATCGTTATAGTAATGCTGAATTAGCAAATCGATATCATTATGTCTTTGATCAATATAAACGTTATAATGGTGGATATTTACCTTATGATAAAGAACGATTAAAGGAACTCGAAAAAGAAGGTCTTATTAAAAAAGAATCTTCTCTTTCTGATTATGAAATTGCAGCATTAGCTCTTCATGAACTCGTTTATGAAAATAGTCAATTAGATAATGAAACGAATAAAGATAAAGATATTCTTTATAATATTCTTTTTGAATTTACAATTGATAGACAAATGAAGAATAATGGTTCATTATCTTATGCAAAAACACTTTTTGAATCAGCGTTAAAAGACTATCGTATGAATAAATTTGAATACATCTCTTACATGACAGAAAATGGAAAAGATGTAAAAGAAGATGAAGATGATAGAATTGCAAGAATTAAAAATGCTTACAATAATATCAATGATATAAGAAACCGTGATTACAACTTCTATTGTGAGAGTTTAAATTCTCATGATGGTTTAGGTAAAGATAGATCGATTACAGAGCTTTCTGAAAAGAAAGAAGCAATGAGTTATTATATTATGAATGAAGCTTATAGTCTATATGATACTCTTGAAGCTCAAAAGACATTGACATATAATCTTCAAAATTTAAAAATGATTGTAGAATCATTAACACAAAAAGAACGTAATAAAATTCCTGAAGAATTATTTGGTATTCCTGAATTGAGAAAATACCCTTTAGATTCAAAGAAACATGTACGCTCAGCTATTAAGCTTTATTATAAATATGAAAAAAGTGAATATGCAGAAGAACTTGCTAGAAATATTTTAAAAGCTATGAAGAGATATAAGATGAAATACAGTGATTATGTTTCTAAAGGAAGTTCTTTGGATAAAGCTGTTCAGAAATACCAATTATTATAAATGATGAAATAAGATAAAAGATGTCTACTGACATACTTTTATCTTATTTTTATACATTATCTTATTGCAAAATACAGAAAGGAGAAAGCGATATATGATGATAAACTCTTTACCTTAAATCAAATTGTATTTTACTATTCACAATATTTTTAAGGAGGAATAATATCTTATGAATAATACGGAAAAATTAATCAAGAATGACATATTTTCTACAAGAAAAAAGAAAACCAAAAAGCATTCAAAAGTCTTAGTGGAGAGATTAAATTGGGATGCTATCTACTATAATGATATCTATACAGGAATAGGATTTACAATTACTGAACCAGCAGATGTTACATTAGATGGAAATAAAAAGAAATCTCTTAACGGTCCTCAATCACCACGTTATGGTACGACTTATGAAGATGAGCAATCATTTATTGAACGTTATAGATGTGAATGTGGAGCATTTATGGGTAAACAATTTGAACATGAAATATGTCCAATTTGTGGAACACCTGTTGAATTTAAAGATAGTAATATTAACACAACAGGTTGGATTTCATTAGGAGAAAATAAAATTATCAATCCTCTTTATTATAATCTTTTATCTAATGCTATTGGTAATACACCATTTGCTGATATTATCAGTGCAAAATTTAAGATCACTAAAGATGGTCGTAAATTAAAACCTAGAGAAGATGAACTCGATGAAAAACCATCTTCACCATATGATGGTATTGGTATTGATAATTTTTATTATCGTTATGATGAAGTTATGGATTACTTTATAGCAAAGAAAAAGAATAAAGCTGATACCTTAACAACGTTAAAGAAAGAAAAGGCAAAAGTTTTCACTTCTCATATTCCTATTATTTCAACAATTTTAAGACCACAATCTGTAACAAGCGACACATTCTATTTTAATAGTATTGATAAAATCATCAATACATTATGTCGATTGGCTGAAAATATTAAAGATTGTGAACCTGTTGAAAAAGATAATCTCTACGCAAGAATTCAAACAAAAGTCAATTTAATGTGGAATACGTATTTCCAAGAAATTAATGGAAAAGAAGGTCTTATAAGAGGTACACTTTTAGGTGGATCTTTAAACTATACATCACGTAATGTCATTGTACCTTCTCCAGATTTAGCAGATGATGAAGTTGATTTATCGTATTTTATGTTCCTAGAAGTTTTCAAGTACATTATCATTTATTATGTTATGAGACTTGAAGATACAACATTATCAAAAGCGTATACATTCTGGAAAGCATCATCTACATTCAACCAAAAGATGTATGACATTATGAGTTTAATAGTTCAAAAAGAACATGTATCGATTCTTATCAATCGAAATCCTACATTAAACTTCTACTCAATGCTTCTTATGAAAGTAAGACGTATTAAATGTAGTGGAGACGATTATTCATTATCAGTACCATTATCTATCTTACCAGGATTAAATGCTGACTTTGATGGTGATATTATGAATATCATTGGTATGATGGATAAATCGATCACTTACATGTTTAGAAAGTTTAGTCCTGTTGAACGTATGATTATCTCTCGTGATACGGGTATGCTTAATGATTATTTTTCTATTAATAAAGATCAGTTAATTGTCTTATTATATTTCTCTATTATTGGAAAAATGGAAAATGATCAGGAAGAACTGTACCCTGTTAAAGATGATCAAACAGGAGAAGTAAAATGGGTAAGAAAAGAAGAAGTCGATCAATATACATCTGGTATTTATAAAGATGCTTATATTATTGATAACTTACATTAAAATAATGATAGTAAGATAGTAGAAAGCTATCTTACTATACCTTTATGAAAGGAATATACTATATATGAAGATTCTATCAATTATCATGGTTGTTATTATAGGGCTATTAGCTATTTTATATACAAATGTCTTTTTCCATGCATTATGGGTAGCATTTAAAGTAACTTTAGCCTTTGTACTTATTTTTATTATTATCTTTTGTTTAGTTTACTTATTTAATAAATACTTTAAATAATATTATATTTTTGGGAGGAATATATTTATGGAAAAACTTATTTTAGTACCTATTTATGCATTTATTGCATTATTTTCACAATTAGCATCAATTTTGACAATAATCATGGAAGGTTTGTTAGCAGTATTAATTATAGCATCATTTGTTATTGTCGTAAGAATTATTGTCAAAGAAATGCATTTTAAACATTAGAAATACATGTACAATACTATTAAGATAGATAATTGTAGAATAGGGGAGTTATCTATCTTGAATAATAATTTTTGGGGAGGGTAAGAATAAAAGAGATTCAATCTCTTTTATTCTTTTTTCCTTAATAGAAAGGATTCTCTAAAATGTGCCAAGATATTTACATGTTATATTTTTTTAATGATGATTTACCTATAAATCAATCATTTATAGCAGCAAGTGATCATTACCCTTGTATAGAAACATTACTCTATAAAAGCTTTAATGATATCATAAAAGTATTATGTAAAAAAGAAGGTTATACATTAAAAAAGTTTTCTATTGATATGAATAACCATTTATTTATTTTATTAATAGAAGATAATCATATGAATACTTATAAATTAACAATTCCTTTTTATAATAAAAAATATCCAGAAGAGAATAAAGAGAACTATTGGTTACAAGATGAGAAGACAAACCAATTATGTATTTTAACATTATTACATATAAGAATGGATGATAAAGAAAAGAGTACGATTTGCTCTTATGGAAAAATAACATATCATAATAATATTATTACAATAGAAGATGATGATAGTATTATGTATTATGATAAAGATTATTATTATCGAGATAATATTGAATACTATGATTATCATATAAAATTAGGAATAGAGAAAAGAATAAAGAAATAGCCATTATGGCTATTTCTTATTTATCCGTATTTTGTATTGATATAATTATATATTATCTTCGTGTAAAGAGTAATAAATAAGATACAAACATCGTATTTAGAGTTGAGTAGGTTCGCATGAGAACCCTAATGATATATTCATTAGCTCCTCTAAATAAGATAGTATTTTAAGTTATTACTCAAGGAGGATAAATATGAGTAAATCTAAGATTAAAAATGTTGGTAAGGCTTCATGGATTCTTGTAAGAGAAAGCTGCAAACTCGTGGCTGTTACTGGTCAAGCGGTAGCAGCTGGTTTAGCAGCCATGTGGGTCGTCGACTCGACCTACGTAGGGCTGCAAGAAGCAGCCAATGTTAGAGGAAAGAAGGCTTGCGGCGTCAAGCCTAAATATTCTACAGAAGGGCATCTGTGGAATAAACGACAAGTTGGAGTGGTGGAGACACCATTCCAATCATTTAAACATGAGCTACCAGCTCAGAAAGGAGGAAAGTAATATGCTAACACTAGAATTAACTGTATTCATGATGGCTGGTTTGGGCACTATTTTTATGAACTACGATAATGAGAAGAAGGCAACTTCTCATAAAAAAGATTCAGATGGAGACTTAGATTCGTCTAAGTTGAAATATCCAAATGATGAAAAAGATGAGGAAGGTGAATAGCCTTTCCTCATTTTTTTGTTTTTTTATTAAGCTCCCATAGAAAAACACAATATTAATTATAAAATAAGGATGTGATAAAATGAAATATTATTTTATGTTGATAAGTAAAGAAGAAGCAAAGAATCCTAGTAATCTTGGTGCAAACTATGTTTTTAGTCATAGAGATAAATGGTGTGAAGAAAATGCAGAAGAATGGGCGAAATATTTAACTGCTGGATATGTGAAGTATGTTGACTATGCTGTTAAGGATAACAAAGCTTACTATATCTTAAAAACCTATATGGATTTAGATGTTAATGCTGTCATTCTCTTATGTCGTGAATCAGAATTTGGTTGTGACCAAAACTTCACGAATTCATAGCACTATTAATATTTTTTTATTATGATAAAATATACAATTAGAAACGAAGCTCTTTATAACTACAATAGTGTTGCTCATAGGGTTGTTATTTTATCAAAACAAAATAAACACATTAAGGCATGTCGTTTAATGATTGAACATGGAATCACTGCAGATATGATACAATGTAGTGATTTTATCAATAGGCTTCATTTTAGAATAACAAAATGTGTTTATTTTTTATTAATTAAAAAAAAGAAAAAAGATATGGAATAAATAATATTCCATATCTTTTATTATTTATTATAATATTGAATAGATAAAATAAAATACCAATAAATAGCTTTCTTATAATTGATACGTGAAGCTTCTCTTTTAAACTTAGTGTGAACTCCTGTTTCTTCACCCCATTTATCTAATGTGTCTTTAATAATTTTGATATTAGGGTTGTTACTATTTGTTTTTCTAAAGAGTTCAGCTGACCATGTTAAGAAACGAGAACTATTAATATCTTCTTTATTATATTTATCAATATATAAGAACATGAATAAAATCGCTTTAATAAAATTACTGATATCACCAATATGTTTATCATTAACAATTTTTGATAAATAGAAACGACAATCATACATACTGATACCTGTTAAATCTTTAGCCTGTTTAACACGTTTTAATTCAAGCCCATTAGCAATAATTTGGTTAATGATATTTTCACTAATAACTTCTACAACTGTTGTATTATTTTGGTTATCCACATCCAATTGTATTTGATCATAGGAATCTTTTGTTAAAGAAACACGTAGACCGTTACGATAATTACGAATATAGTTATCAGCAATATTTCTCATCATTGATTTTTGGTCATTACGTATTCTTTGAATAAAACGAATCGTTTCATTATCATCACCCACAATAATAGATTCTTTTAAGAAATCATAGGAATTATGAATGGATTTAAATAATGTATTGAATAAGTTCTTTTCTTTTTTAATTAAGAATTTTTCACTTAAATTATCGATGGTGTATTGCATAACACCTTCATCCGTTTTATATCTAAAAAATAAAGCAAAGATAGAGGGATAAACGGATATAGCATAAATTGCTAAAGCTGAATTTAATCCTTTCTCATCTTTCTTAAGTGTGTAATAACGTATACAACAATAAAAGACCCAGAAAATAGGTTGACCTGTTAAAAGTTTGAAATCAGATTTAGATCCTAAATGGGATACGATTTCTTTAACCATATCTACAACGTCATTCTTTTTAATTTTAAATAAGTGGAAATATTCTTCTTTATCAACTTCACCAAATGTAATAGGATAGACAGGTCCAGCTGTATAAAGCTTATCATTATTTTTATCAATATATGAACCGACGATTTGTTTAAATTTCCTATCTCCAACCGATGTAGAAAGGACAGCTTCTATTTTAGGATAAAGTCTATCTCTCGTAATGGTTGTTGTCGTATTTTTTTTAGCAGCTTCACTAAAAATATCTCCAAAGCTATCATAAAAGATAGAATCAAAAATATCCATACATCCACCTCCTATAAAGTGTAATTAAACTAGTGTTTTTAGGATGCATAAAAATACTAGAAAAAAACAAAGAATTAATCGTATAATAAGAAAGGATGGTGACGCATGTGGCGAATAAAAAAGATGAAAAAGATCTTGATATAAGAAAAGACAATTCTCTACGTAAACGTCTATCTTCTATTAACGCTCTTATTAACCAAGGAAATTTATCTCTGTATGGTACAGATAAGAAAGATAACTTAAATTCATTAGATGATAAATTCATGTCTATTTTGAATAGCTCTATTAATGATATTACCAATAGAGATGAAAATGATATTACATCATTCTTGAATAAAGTTGTTTCAAGTGAAAATAAAAGCTTTGCTGCTGATCAAATGCTGAGTAACCAATTTATGGATATTACTGGTGATGATTATGCAACAATGCAATCTTTTATTTATGATGCTTATCGTAATAGATTATTGGAGCAATCTGATTTACATGAGATTTCATCACAGCTTATTGAATTAAGTGAAGCAATTCTCATTACTAGAGATGCTATTGTTTCTAGTGATGTTGTTGAAGGTCGCATGAGTCGAACATTGAAGTTTGACAATATTAGTGATGAAGATAAAAATGACTACAAATCCATAGTTGAACACATGGAGACAAAATTTAAACTACAAGAGAAAATCAAGAATTATATTATTCCTAAAACTCTTGAATATGGGGAATACTATGCTTATGTTATTCCTTATGCTAAACTCTTTAATGATTTAAATAAGAATCGTGCAACAGACCAATATGGTCGAAGAATTTATCGTGAATCTACAAATACCGTCTATGAAAGTTTTGAAGATAATAAAGGTAAATTAGATAAAAAAGAATATGATAAATTTATTAAAGAGACTTATGAAAAATATAAAGAGAATGGTGTAAAAAAAGGTAGTTCTCAAGAATTTGTAAGTGAAGAAGTCTTTAAGAAAGATATGACAAATATTCTTAACAACATCAGTGTTTGTAATGATAGTGTTCCTCTTCCTGTTATTGAAGAAGGTGCTGAATCATTAAGTTTTTATGCTAATCAATATTTTACAGAAGAAGCTAAATCTAAATCTGATAGTTATAAGAATATCTTTAATCAAGTCAATAGTAATAAGAAAAAAGAAAAAGGTATCTTTGATGATCCTAATGATGTAGGAGAATTCTCTAATATTGGGGATTGTTATTTTAAATTACTTGAACCTACAACAGTTATTCCTATTAAGATTATGAATACAACTATTGGATATTATTATGTCCAAGAAGAAGATATTACACCTCTAGAAGGAGCTATTTCTTCTACACTTTATTTTACAAAGTTTGATGAAAATAGACGAGAAAATACAATCATTGATGCTATTGCTTCTAAAGTTGTGAGAAGTTTTGATAAGAAATTCTTGGAAGATAATATTAAATTTAAAGAAGCTATTGTGGATTGCTTCCAATATTATAATCTTAATGAGAAGCGTTTAAAATTCCAATTCATTCCTGCTGAATATATTCAGACATTTAAGATTGATGAAGATGCAAATGGTAATGGACAATCCATGATTAAGAAATCATTATTCTATGCCAAATTATATCTTATGCTTTTATTATTCAAAATTATGTCTATTATTCTTTATAGTAATGACACAAAGGTGAATTATATTAAGCAATCAGGAATTGATAAAAATGTAGCCAATAAAGTACAGGAAATTGCTAGGATTAAGCAGTCTCGACAGATCAATATTACCGATTTATTCAGTTACACTACCCTTATTAATAAGGTGGGTAATGGTAATGAAATGTATGTGCCAGTAGGAAGAAGTGGTGAACGTCCTATTGAAACAGATATTCTTCAAGGTCAGGATATTCAATTGAATTCTGATTTATTAGAAATGCTTAAAAACTCTTATATCTTAGCAACAGGTGTACCAGCTGCTATTGTTAATTATTTGAATGAAGCAGATTTTGCTAAAGTTGTAGAACAGAATAATACAAAGTTTAATGGTCGTGTTGTCAATTACCAATTAGACTTTAATAATTCTATTACTGAACTTTATCAAAAATTATTAAGATGGTCAACTAAGATTGATGAAGGCGTTATTAGTAATTTCCAATTTGCATTACAACCACCTAAAGCAACAAGTATTAATACTAAAGGTGAACTTATTGGACAATTCCAGACATTATCTGATTTCTTAGTTAATAGCTTATATGAAGATCCATCACAATCATTGGATGCTGAAGATTTACAAATGGAAATTCGTGAATTTAGAAAACTTCTTATCGAAGATCAATTACCAATGTTGGATATGGATAAGATTAATAAGATGAAAGAAAAAGCACATCTCAATGCCAAAAAAGAACGATTGAAACCAGATGGTAAAAATGGTGACAATGGTGATGATGATGGCTTGTTAGACGATAATCTATAATTTATAAAAAAAGAATAAGAATACGGACATAAATCCGTATTCTTATTTTATTTATTAATCATAACCATTAGCTTGTGGAACACCATATGGTTCAGTGTATTCACCGCTCTTTAATAAGCCAGTCTTTCTATCATAGTATACACCAGTTTCATTTCTGATACTTGCAGTTGTAATACCAGAGTTGAAGTTCAAGCTGTTAGCGAGAATCTTATATTTATTTAATAATTCTTTGGCAATATGGTTAATCTGAATTGATTCATACTTTGTGCAAGTGAACTGAATATCAGTATCAACCAAGTCATGTTGACCGGAAGAATAGTTGAATGGGTCAATGTTGATATTTGTTGGGAATGCATTTGCTAATAAGCAAGCATATTCAACATTTTCACCAGTGTTATCTGTAGATACATAAATGAATTCAGCAGTTTGGTTAGCCTGAATACGTGCTAATCTTGTTTGGTTTTTACCAGTACCTTGACCATTGTAGTGTGTTAAACCAGTCTGAAGGTCAACCATACCATTAATCCAAGCATGAATCATCTGTCTTACAGGAGAACCTGAGAATTCATAAACCTTAATTGTAATTTGGTTTGTACCATCATTAACAGTTGAAGGGATAGCGAAAGCTTTGTTTGTATAGCCACCTTGAATAGAGTTTGTATCAAGTTCAATATCCTGTAAACCGTTAATAGATGTATTACCATATTCAATAATATGTTTTAATTTTCTAAGACCTTCAGGGTTCGTTTCTGCTAAGAATGCAGGTTTTCTTACCATGAAGATTCGACCAAAGCCTGTTCTAAGTGGATCATATGCTTGAAGAACGTCGTGAGTGACGTTTGTACCACCAAGGAACAGTGAGTATTTAGTAATATTCGCAGTAGGGTTAACATTAACATCAGTAGATGAAATATTACCACCCTTAATTCCAGATTGGATAGTAGCCTGTTCTGCCATAATTTCTCACTCTCCTTTCTTTAAGCTATGACATCAGTACTTAACTGTTGGTACTGTCTCTTATTAATATCAATTTCAATAATAATAGACTTCGTTAATCCTCTGAATGTTACATCTACATAGCAATGTAAAATAGAGTGGTTAAATTCGTACTTAGTTGTATTGAATGAGATATTGAAATCTTGTACAGCTGTACCAGCCCAACCAGCATATTTAGCTTTTTCAACAGCGATGAAATCATTTCTGATATCAGCATCTGTGAAGTTATAGAGCTGACTGTATGAATCTCTTTCGATTAATCTCTTGAGTTCATATAATGTAGCTGCATTATTTTCTTCCATTAAATCAGTAATATTCTTTTGAGTTGTAGATTGAGTAGCTCTCCAGAATCTATTTTCACCAATACATTCGAAGTAGTTGAATCTGTGTTCATAGAGTTTTTCTTTAACAGCAGTATCATATTCTTCGATAACTGGGACCATACTATCTCTAACATGACCAGATAATTCTGCATTAGAGAATACTAATGGAATATAGAAACTACGCTGATTTAAATGATTAGCATAAGTAGCAGATAAGTAGTAAGAAATTGTTACACGACATTTCTTATTTGTACTACTTTCTTTTACAAGGTAGTTATGGATATCAATAGATACCATACGTGAATCAAAGATAGAATATTGATTAAATAAAGCATTCAATGAAGAATCACTTAATGAATCAATAATACCAGTATCCAACCATACACGGCAATCATTACGGCTTTCAGCTAAAGCAACGATTGTCTTTTTAACAGACATTGGATAATTGGCATCAAAGAATGATGTAACTGGAATACGACGAGGAGATAAAATCTTCTTATCATATGTACCATTATAAGCGTTACATAAAGCAGCTTCAACTTCTTCTGCAACAGTCCATTTCTTTGTTTCACCATTAACAACTTCACTTCTTGGGTTATCAAAATAGCCATTATGACCATTAAGTAATTCAAGACCATGAGTAGAAGTGAAGTCTACGATTACTGTACCAGCATCAGCAGTTGCATAATCTTTAGAATCATAATCTTTAGCAGTTACATCTACTAAAGATGTTAATTCTTTAACGATGCAAATAGCAGGTAATAATTCAGTAGAAGAAACTTTCTTACCAAAGATAACGTCAAATTCATCATTATCAGGTAAGTTATCTTTTTCAGTTTCAGTAATTAAATCATTAATCTTAATTAATTCGTTATATTTATCTACATACTTATCATCTAAAGCAACAGTGCCATTCATCATTTCTTCAGGAATAGCATATTCTTTTACTTTTGTTTCATATTCTTTTTCAAGATCAGCATGTAAAGCAGTAACGAAGTTAATATAAGCATCATAAATAGCATCAACATTTTCTTCATTAGTCATTACGTTTACTGGAACGACACCAGGTTCTACGTCAGATAATACATCATCGATAAGAGTGGCTGTTTCAGAACCATATTTAACTGAAGAAATAAGAGCACCAGTATATTGTGCATCTTTAGTTAATGAAGTTTCTGAATTCAATACATCAAAATTATAGAATTTAATACCATATTCCTTTTCATAATTAAGAGCTTGAGAAAGTCTTAATGAGAATAAATTACCACAAGAACCTCTACCAGTGTATCTAGCAGCTAAAATTTGTTTCTGAATAAATCCAGAACCATCTTTATATGTAGATTCACCTAAAGGTGTTTTTGTAGGAGTACCGTTAAATTCTTTAAATTTTTCTTTTAGAATATCATCAGAAGTTACGTTTTCGAAACTCTTAGCAACTAATTTAATTCTAAATTTTCTTTTAGAAGCGTCAGCAGCATCATCTGCTGTATCAGCCTTATAAAAAGCAGAAACAACTGCATTGGCATACGCAGCGTTTTCTGGCATAACTCTCATAAACCAGACAACAGTGTTGTCTTGATCAAGGACGTTTAAGGCTTGCATCAAAGGCTGACCATATTTTTTAAAGTTAGATTCTCCAAACATCTTGACAGCGTCAACTCTTGAAGATTTTCTAACCCATTTGTTATCAATTCCTTTAGAAGAAATCACAGCATAAGCTTGAGTGACACTAGTATCGCCAGCAGCATTTGTTGTATCATCAGCTACTTGAGTGTAGTCATTGATGTGTGTTTCAACATTAGGAAATGAAAATTTAGGTACAATTTGTGTCGTTTGAGCCATTGTACTTTCCTCCTCACTTTTCATGAATTTAATATATTCTTTTTTATAAAAATGAATATTAATTTCATAGATTTTTATATTATTGTTTGTTTTACCCTCTAAATCTGAACGGTTTATCTTATAATTTTAAGAGTTGTTCAACTGGTGAATAGGTTTCTTCTTGCTTTTCTCTTGTTCGATTCAGTGATGTTGTCACCATCGAATCAAAGTCTTCAAATGTTAAAGCTGTAAAAGTAGATGAGTATTGGCAGATTTCTCGTATATTAATCATACGATAATCAAATTGTGATGTATGGGGATTTTTTCCAATAACTTGGGCAAACTTTTTCGTTGGGTCATTCTTATATCGATAAATACCAGAAAGAATGAGTTCTTCAATAACAGAAGTAACACCTAATCCAACACCATTTAAGTCTTGATTTTTCTCCCATATACGTAAAGATTTTTCATAAGGAATATTATCAGGTAACTTACCTTTTAGTATGAATTGCAAATAAGATTCACAATTACTACTATCTTCAATAGTACCATTATTCATAATCTTATCCCCTTTACGATAATGCAATATCATACAATCGATAGGTTCCTCATATCCTTCTATTCTAACTTTACTTACATCAGTATCACCAATGAATAATTCTATCCATGTAGGAACATTAAAGACTTTCGTTGTCGTAATATCCCCTTTTTCATTTTTAAATCCCACATTAAAGATTCCTATTGTACGAATAATAGATCCTTTTTCTTCAGCAAATCCTCCTGGAGACTTAAAGTAATCCATAGGTAGATAGAAATCAGCTTGAGGAGCATTTAAATAGATATATTTATTATCCATTTTAAAATACATATTTTCTTCCATATTATCACCTCACTTTAATAAAATGATTTAACTAATTGTCTTAATGAATAGAAAAAGAAGAGATAACCTCTTACAGTTATCTCTTCTCTGGCGAACAACACACTGGATGAGTGTGCTTAATTATCTCTTATGTGAAAGGTGGAAATTAACTATCGAATATATCAAAGAATCCATATAAGGTATTTCTGGCAATTTTATCATCAAATATCAAGATACAATATGATTTATATTAGGAGTTACAATGTTGCTGTATGAACGGAGGAATGTCATAAATCCATCCACAGTCTTTACTTGTTGCATCAAAGGTAGGAGACCACCTTAATACCATCACATAAGATTATAATTTTGTTAATAAAATTATTTATTTTTTACTAATATCAACATGGAACCAATCTTGATTATCTTTATTAGCTAGTACACCTTTAACTTGCTTGTGATTAGCATCAATTAATTCTTCAATACGGTCCATATCATCAAGTGGTTTTTCGTCATTAATAGGTATAGAATCTTTATTCATTACGCATCATCCTTTTCATCGTTAGGTGTCGATTCAGAATTTTCATCAGATTGCTGAACCGGACTTGATGTTAATTTATCACGATGTTCTTCAGCTACTGTTGATTGAAGATTCTTCATTGATTCATTTTGAGCTTTCAATGAATCTCCTAATTCTTTAATAGCATCATCTTTTGATGCGTCTTCTTTAATTTCATTAGGATCTTCATCTGTAGGTTCAATTTGTTCTTCTTGAGAAGATTCTTCTTTCTTATTAGCTTCTTCTTCATCACGAATATCCGTTTGAATCAATTCTTTCACTTTTTCATTATAACGAGTAGTCAGTTCTTCAGAACTTAATGATGCATCATATAAATCTTGTAACCCTAAATCCTTATATTTCTTCTCTAATAACATTTTGCGATTAGATTCTTTATTTTCTTCCATTTCTTTACGTTTTTCATGATTCTTAAATGTAGAATTATTTTCTTTAAATAAATCAGAATAATTAATAAAGTAATGGTCAATTTCTTCAATAATAGAAATAAATTCTTGTTCAAGTTCATCAGATGTAAATTTATGATAAACTAAGTTTGCTAATCCACCTGTTAATGATTTAATAAACATGCTATCACGTTTATTATAAGGATCACCGTAGGCAACCATTCTCATATAAATAAATAAGAATAAGTTGTTAAATGGTCCATATTCTTCAGGTAAGAAATTTTCTTCAATATTAAAGAAGTATGTGTAAATAGATGGATTGAAACCAAAACGATGAATTTTATTCTTATATTTATTAACGATATAAGAACCTTTCACATTACCATTGAATCCCTCAATGATATTTTTAATTTCATCATCTCCATAACGTAAGAATCTATCTTTAACAAATGAGAAATCTAATGATTTCTTCATAGTATCAAGCATTTCTTCAATTTCACGCTTCTTAATATTATCGGTTTCCTTTTGTACAGCTTCCTCTAAAGTTGCAATACGTTTCTTTTTTAATTCGATAATTTTATCAGAATTTAAATAGTTGTAATAATCTCTAAAGACATCATTAGCTTCTTCTGTCAATTCTTCTGTTTCTTGTTTTGATTTATAAAGAGAAACAGATAAATTCTTAGTATCAAGTAATGCGTCACGAAGTTTTTCTTCATCATCTATCACATTTTCTATAATAATTTCATCTGTCATATATGATGATGCAAAGGCTTTCATATCTTCATAACTCATTGTCTCAATATCGGATTGTCTAAATTGAAGAATATTAAACAACATCTCTTTATCAAATCCGTAGCAGATTTTAATCGTATATTCATAGAATTTACGAAGTGTATCATATTGCTCTTGAGCCATTTTTAAATAATCTTTAATGAGTTTATAATCTGTAGGATTAATACCACCATTATTATTAGTACTTTCTTCTTTTTGTTCATCTTTCTCAACTATAGAATCATCAACTTCTTTATCCTTAGGAGATTCTTCTGTTACTTCTGTTGCTGATTCTTCAGTTGTTTTTAATTCTGTATTTTCTTCCATTATTATAGTCCTCCTTAATAAAATACTAATATTATTAAAATGTGAAAAAAATAATAAATAATAAGTCATACCGTATGATAGGATATTTGAGGTATACATTATCTATATGCTACATCGAAAATATATAAACGATATAGCCATCATCTATGTCCTTTTTAGACACACAGATGATGTACATAGTAAAGGAGGTGAAACTATGTACGTTAATATCTGGGACGAGAACACCGTCCTCATCGAATGGGATGAGGATGGTGATTCCGATTCCGATGATGATGAATAGAAGGGTGGATTTCTCCACCCTTCTATTTTTTTGTTAAAAATGATTTAATTCATCAAAGAAATCTAGTGGGATATCACCACCATCATCATATGAATCAACAGCAACATCGGTTGAATTATCATAAATAGAATTTTGAATATTTCCAGATTTATAAAGACGATATGTTTGTTCTTGAGACTTAGCAATAGCATCTTTCATCATTTGGTCCCAATTCATTTCTTTTTCTGTAAGAATTTCTTTCTCTCTTACAGTTTTAGCATCATCTATTATTTTTTTATCGACAAGATTAGGATCGATTTCTTCAGGATGTTTTAATCCTGAATTATTCAACTCTTCATCTTGTGCACCTTTATAAATACCAAATAATTCTAAGTTATTACCATGATAATAAACATAAAGACCGATAAGGTAACTCATAACGGAGTCATCATGGAAACCTGTACCAGCTTCAATACGACCAGCTTTTGTTCTTACTAATCGTGTGATATCTCTTGTAATATTATGGGTAACAAATTTATCTTTATATTCAGAGACATGACGTGACAATATTGCCATCATATCATCTCTTGATTTACCAGCTGTATAAACACCATAGTATTTCTTCATAACAGACTGCTTTTTAAGCATACTTTCTGTTACTTCAGCACTACGCATCGTTTCTTCTACTAAATCTCTATTTTTATCATAGTAAAGACGATTACGAATTTTGGAATGAAGTAAATGGTCAATAATACCATCACCCATGCTATTACGTTCAATAACAACAACTGCACGAGGAATAACTGTTGATATTAATTCAATAATCAATTTCTCATACATCGTTTCACCAATGAATGAAGATTCAAATTCTGCAACAGGCTTTACTGTATAAGGATTTAATATGGTGATAGCGTTGTTATCTCCTGATGTACCTGTAGAACAGTCGACAGATACAATATAAGGAATTTTTTTCTTTAAAGGTTCATAAATATCAAATTTAAAATATTCTAATAACCATAATTCATCTATAGGTTTCTTTTCAACTTCAACAAGATATTCCATATCTTCTTGAGGGAATGGAGATAAAGATGAACCATGCAATCTTTGTAATAAAATTTCTCTTCGTGTTGTCAATGGGTCTTGGATCTTAGCAGAAATATTTCTTAACCAAGCCTCTGTTTTCCCTATTTGCTTATAAGAGTATTCTATATAGAAAATTTTATTACAATCTTTCCCTGCTGCTTCAATATATTTTTGAATTTGCTCATCGGTCATATCATAGACACGTTCTGTCCATTTAACCGTTTTATCAAGAATCTGTTGACCTTCCAACCCTTCTTGGGTATCAAGGTCTCCCGGTGTGCCACCAGTATTTTTGTAGACTATATCACCATCTTTAATATACTATTACCATATATAAAAGAGCCTCCCATTTCAGTTTATTGTATATATGAAATATACTCACCTACATTTCGTCCTATCATTGGACCTACTCGCTTATCAAGCCACCTAGTATGATTACTATTTTGATATTTCTATCTGCATGACTGTCTAGCTTTCCCTAGTCGTTGAGCTTTCATGTTAATGTGATATTAATAAAAATTCGTTCATTAACATGCTTAGTTGCGGATTGTCTCTATACATAACCTTTTTACTATACCTTTGGAGTTACCCATTGCCACTAGATGTATTACTACTCTAGCTTAGTAGTTATGAACTATCGAGTGCATATTTCTATGCATTCAAATAATTGATTATCTTTATCTTCATTATTTGAAACGTTCCCGCAGTTAAAGAGGTTTTATTTACATTAGTCACCTAATGTTTACGCACAATCCTTAATCTCGATTCTACGTAAAAATACGCGCATGCATGGCGTGATTTCGCTTCGCATTTAAAGCGGCCGTTTCATAAGTTGATACTGAGTTGGAAATAATTGTTTTAATATGCTTTGTAAATTCTGGTTCATCAAAATGAAGAATAGGAGCCGTCAAACCTCTGGCAAGAGATAATGCTTGGTCATAAGATGTCGCTTTATTCTTAATGACAATAGAGTTTCCATTAATAGGGTTCCCTAATTCAGTCGCATTTTCTTTTGCTTTAATAACTTTACCATCTTCATTAACAATGAATCGTGATTGCATATATTTAGGCAATAAGTCAATTTGGTCTCTCATAGACTTAAGGTTTGCCTTAGCATTAGGACCATCTTTGTTGACAAAGATAAACTTTGAGTTTGTTGTACCAAAAAGATAAGCCCATGTTTGAAGTGCTAAAGCCGAAACGGTTTTACCTTGCTGACGAGGTAAACATAACCATGAGTCCAGACCTTTAATGATACAATAAGCTTGAGCAATATTTCCTCGATTTGCTCTATATCTTACGAAGTTCCCACCTTGGTCTGGTATATGACATATTTCTCGTAAATAATACCAAGGATTACGAGCACATTCTATCATTACACGAGAGACTTGATCTCTTGATAAATTACAAACACCATCTTCATCTACAGAATATGGATCAATATTAATAAGTGTCCAATCATATATTAACAGTGGAAAATAATAATTTTTAACGCCTAAGACTTTTAAATCTCTAGAGAGTTGAATAAAAGATGTGTTAGAAGTTCCTAGGTCATAAAAATTATTTTTGATATTTGCAATTCTTCCAGCCATTATATTTTTTCACCTCACTTTATAATCATTAAATAAAGGTAGAAAAAATAAAGTAATATAAGTAATTTACTTATATTACTTTATCTATTAGTATTTAGTATTAAGACGATAATTGGATGCAATATCGATGATAATTGTTTTTGTAGTATCACCATAAGTAATCTCATGTAAATAGTGATTGATATCATTTATGTCATTACATGTGAGATAAATTGTATTTAAATATCTTTTATCGATATTCTCAAGAATCGTATAACTATCTTCATAGTATCCAATATTGAGTGTCTTGATATACTCCTCATTAAATAATTTTTTTAAATTATAATCGCTAGGGTTATCAACTAATGCACACCCTGTTACATTCATATAGGGTAGAGTAATTAAACAATCATTGTCTAAGTAAATACAATAATCATATGGTGAATGTTTTTCTTGTTTATTAGAATAATTTCTTTCTGATGCAACCATGTTGAGGACTAAAGAATTATTCAATAATGCCATTTGTTGAATATTTTTATAAAATGATGATTGATCATTAGGCTTTTTAAAATAGCATTTCGCTTCTTTTTTTCCAGTCTTTTTTAGATAGATATAAAATCTTTCCATAAAATGTCTATTACTAGGATTATCTCGTAAGATGATTTTTTTAAATCCTCTTTCATAAGCAATAAGAAATAAGAAGTGATCAATATTCAATTCATCATATGTCAGCATATCTTCTTTTTGAATGATTTGGTCCCAACGTGAGTCTGGTATGGGATTAATCTTAAGACGTATAAGATTGGATACATCATCAACAGTTTTCATATATTCTCTAAAGAAAAACCATATATTATTATAAATTTCATCATTAATGATTTTTTTATAATCAGCTCGTTTAGGTTCATAATGACGTTTTTTTAATGATTCAAAAATATCACCATCTTCTAAAACATCATTATTATAATGATAAACGATGGAACGATATTTAAAAAATTTTGGTGATGCTGAATAATAATAAGTGGATTGTATTGATTTAGGTATACTTTTATCAATAAGAAATGGCTCTGCTAATAGTTTTTCATTATTCTCATCTGAATTTTTGAATTTATCATCTGAAAAATAATAAATTTTATTTTTGTTTTTATCGTCAACTTTTAAATCTCTTAATAACTCCCATAAATTTTTAATATAAGTATTGCCTGTAATAAATGAAATAGCCATATACTTTCCTCCTTTGATATTTAAATCAACGTTACGAGAAAAATACATTAATATAAATATTAAATATTTAAGAAAGGGGTCATGTGTGTACAATGGAAAATCCTGATAATAAACCAGCACCTTTTACACCTTTGGATGCTACTAAGATGGAAATGGATAGTAGATTTAAAGTTGTGAATGATCGTATTACAGAAACTGAAAACTTTTTAAATGATAAACTCTCTAACGCTGAAGTTAAGAATACATTACTTCAGAAAAGGATCAATAAATTACGAGTCATTACAATTATTCTTATTATATCAATTATTATCACTGGTGTCCTTTCTGTCATATCATATAAATTCCAAAAAGAAAGTGAAACTGAAAGATTATCCCATTATGAGAAGAATACTTATATTATTGCATATGCACGTGTATTCAATGATAAAAATAAAACAATGGAAGAACAGATATATGCCTTTCTCGCAAAACATCCCAAAACAAGTTTTTCTTTAGATTCAGAACTTTATGAAAATCGATTTCGTGAGATAAATGGTATTCCTCTTGATACAAATCTAGATAGAACTTCCAATGAAGGCTATCTATATTTTCCATATATTATTAATTATAAGGACGAATAATAAAGATAGAAAGAAGAAATGTATCTTCTTTCTATCTTATTTTTTCCAAAGATTCTTATTCAATTCTAAAACAGAGAAATCATTTGAGTTGTAAAGTAATGATTTATCAATATACTTATTGATTTGATCTCTATATTCATCAGATATAGCGTCTTTATATTTTTTGATAAATTCATTTAAATTACCATAAGCTTGATGATAGTTAATAAAGATTTCTCCATCATGTATTTCTTGATGAACTGTAGTACTTACCATAACGACTTGAACACGATTTCTCATATGTTCTTGTAACACTACGTCAGCAACTCTAAATGTAGAAATTTTCCATTTCTTTAATAAGAAATATTCTAGCACAATTGAACAAATATCGAATAAATTAAAAATAGGTCCGTGATGCATTTCGATATCAGCATCTTCATCACTTATATCTTTCAATACTTGACAATGATTCAATTTAACTTCCTTTTTTAAATAAGAAATGTATTTGTTGTATCTATCATTGTGACGAACAGCATATTCAATTCCTTTTACAAAGGCTACATAACTTTCATAATTTGAGAAATACTCCAAATCTTTATACATTAATATCTTATAAAAAGACCCACTTGCGTCGACTATTGGTGTGAGGTCACTTTTATCATAAAGTATATCTGGTAACGATCTAGCCATTCATAATCCACCTCACTTTAAGCAATCTTTGTCTTAACCTAATGTTTTTTCAATATATTAATAATTTTATCAAGTGGACAATTGTTTAAGATTATAAAAAGAAAAGGAAGGTGACAAATGTGACAAAAGAGAGAGAAATCAATGCCATGGGCAATCTCTACAATTCCTTTTTTAAAATTCTCAATAGTATTACGATTAAGTATTCTTATATAGCCCAACAAAATGAAACACTTGATAGTAAACGTAATGCTGATAACTATATATCGACCATTCATAAGCGTGATACTATTTATTATTATAATGATTACACGAGACAAGAAATAGAAGAAGCTTACATGCAAGCTTATTCAACAGGTGTTGATAAAATCTCAGCAATAAATGCTATTAAATTAAATAAGAGTATTATCGACCAAATTGTTTTAGGAGATTCTACAGTCGTTCCTAAAAAAATAGAGCCTTATCTTCTTGAGATAAGACGTAAACGTGTAATACGAGATTTTGAAGAAAAGAATAATTATTATAGGATGCTAAATGGATATCCGGATACCAGTGATAAGAATTATTTCTATATCACGGAAAAATTATGTAAGAAATATAATCTTCCTGATTATATTTCTGATATTAAAGATGATGAAGGTCATAATAAAATTATCCCTCTTCATCTTATTCCTATTCATAAAGTACAAGATTTATTGAATAGTAATGAAGATGGACGAGGAGATTATATTATTTCCGTTGTCGAAGGTTCTCTTTATTTGGATAAGTTACGTAAAGCTCATCCTGATAAAAAATATCTTCAATATATTGGTTCCAGACGTATCTCTATTGAAAAAGCACGTAATGGGAAAAACTTTGAAATCATTCATATTGATAGAATGAATGTGAAACAAAATATTTTAGATTCATTTATTGATATCTATGCGCAATGTCGTGATTATTTCATGAAAGTTTTATACATGCCTGAATACCATACATTCTTTACTAAGTATGAAGAATTTTGTGCTATGTGTATTATGATTATGACATTACAACAAGTTGTTGATAGACAAGAGTTTGCAACAACGGATAGAAACTTCTTTGATATTGAAGGTATACGTGCTTTATATGAAGCTTATTCTATACCTTATGATTTAAATATTGATGAAGATACACAAAATGTTTTATTACGTAATCTTAATCTCTTTATTCAACATAAAGCAACGGATAAAGATTTATATAATATTGCAGAATTGATAGGATTCTCTAATATTAAAATCTATAAGTACTTCTTAGGAAAAGAAGCAAAGTATGATAGTGAGGGTCTTCCTATTGTAGAATATACAACTCGCTATAATACCGATACGGGTGAAGAAGAGAAAATTTTTGATATTGAAAAAATGTATGAAATCTATTTCCATAAGAAAGAATTAAAAGATGATAATTTTATTGAATCTTTTAATACAAAACTTAATAAATCATCTTATAAAGATATTACATCCAATGACCCATTTTGGTGGGAAGATGAAGGTTTATTAAAACGCTTATGGGATACAGAATATAACTATGTGGAATCAAAATATTTAGGAATTGGTATTTCCTACAGTTTAACAGAAATTCTTTATGAAAATATTTTACTTATTAAAGCTATTATGGATAATAAAGAGAAGTTTAAAGAAATTACTTTAAAATTACCTCGTATTGTCGAAGCAACAGATGTTCCTTTATTTGATACACTCATTCTCTTATTATGCCTTACAGCGGCAAAACATAATTTGTATGGAGAAATTATTACAATTCCTACACAAGTCATTTCTGTATTAGATTATATTAAAAAACAAAATGGAGATAGTAATCTTGATACATTAAAATTTAATTATAATTATTTTTTCCATCCTGATGCAAAAGAAAATAAGGATGAAATCAATAAGATGAAAGATAAACTTATTGCACATGAAAATACTTTAGATAAAACGGGAAAGTTATATACAAATATGGCTTTCAATTTTAAGTATATTCAAGAAGACAATCTTCACTTTAGAGAGAATCTTGTGACACTTAAAAAGATTCTTGGAAAAGATGATTATGAACGCTTCGTTAAATATATTGGTAATCTCAATAAGTCAGCTGGTAATACGAATGAAGAGCGTGTCAAAACACTCAACATCATGTTTAGAGATATTAAGCATATTCATCAATTATTAGAATTCTATATGGTAAGAACGGATGATCGTCATGCTTATGATTCTCTTAAGCAAATTCATGATGCTCTTTTCTATTCAAGAGAAATCAGTGATATGTTTACAATAACAGGTGAGAATACGGGTGTACAAAGAACAGCCTATACTTATTTTGAATATTTAAACTATATTAATCCTAAACTCTATAATGCTGTATTTAGTACAAATATGGAAGAGGAATACCAAAAATATTTAAAAGAAAATAGTATTAATATCAATAAGTATTCTTTTACCGATTTTACAGATGATGTTGAACGAGGAAAAATCTTTATTGATTATTCTAATACAAAAGAAGAAAATGATAAAACGACGACAGATTTGAAAGATGATAAAATTTATTATTACGTCAATCATATCATTGGTCGTTTAAGTTTATTATTAAAAGATGTCAAGTTCATGTATTTAATGGCGAATACATCTACACCTCTTGAAGATTTACTTATTCGCTTAATTAAATTCTTTAAGTCATATACGGTTGATTTAATCAGTGTGGATAAGATTATCATCTGTGATTTTAAACCAGAACAAACACTTCGTTTTTATGATGAAGTCGCTAAAATTGTTAAGCTTATTGAAACGCACGAACGTCTTGATATTTCCTATGATGATACTATTCATAATATATGGAATGATGAAGTGCTCTATGAAAAATTTAAGCTTATCACAAAAATGTATTATAATGCTTTTATTCGTTTAGATGGTAGTTATGGGACTTATAACTCCATGCGTTTAAAGGATGATACATTACTTAAAAAAGAATTAGATATGAATGAAGAAAGTCTATTAAAGTTATTTGATAATATGTCACATCTTTCTTCAACGAATTATTATAAAGAACCTATATCCTTAAAAGATAAAGTTCTTGTGTATTATGATGAATAAACTACAAAAAAACATGACATTAATGAATAATAGAAAGGATGGAACATATAATGGCAAATGCAATCCTAAACGTTTCGGATACCATTTCTACAAAAGATAATGTGGATACTAACGTGACATTACCATCTTTGCATCCAGGACTTTGGGCAAGAACTGAAGTTATTGGTGGTTATGGTGATTTTCAAGTTAATGAAAATGGTAAGTCTTCACTTGGTGAAGTGATTTTTAAAAAGAAAAATATTGTCCCACTTGGTGGGGTTTCATATGTAATGGAAAAAGTATTTGGCGTAGCTGAATCACAGATTCATATTCCTACAATGTACGACAATAATAAAATTGGTCTTCCTAATTCTACACCACCTACAGATACTTATGTATCTCCTGATGGTACAAATTTTCATAAGAAGATTATTTATAGACCAGGTCATTTTGTTTCTATGTTTGGTGTAGGGATTACTGCTACAGCTGAAAATGATATCGTTGTTTATAAGCCTGACTATAGAGAAAACGATATAACACTTTCTAAAGTGAATACAGATGGTTTAACTGTTACCGGTACATTATTACCATTTAGATATACAACAGAAACTTTATCTGTAGAAGAAAGAAAGATGTACTTTGGGAAAAAGAAAGATAGTGAAGGCATTACTGGATACTATCTTAAGAAGTTCCAAAGTGAACCTGTTATTAAACATACTTGGAAAACGGGTGAAGATTATGAAGATGAAACACTCATTACAAATTCTGAAGTATGGACAAACATTCAATCTATCAATGCTGTAGAATCATTTACTGAAATTTTCTTAAAGATTACAAAGAAAGATATTAAAGAAATCTTTAATAAATTAGAACAGCCTGATAGAGCAAGAATTAATACCATTGCTTTATTCAATGGTGAATTTATTAAGGATACATCTGATCCAGCTGATGATGGTGACTATAGAGATGTGAGACTCTTCTCTAAGTTATGTATTCCTACAGAAATGCTCTCACTCAATAAAGACTTAAATATCATTTATCGTGTTTATGGAGCATAGTAAAATAACATTTTTAATAAGAAGTAGCGATTTAAGTGCTACTTCTTATTTATACTCCTCTTAACAAAAAGGATAACCAAAAGAGCAATATTTTTTTGGTTTGGGTAATACTTATATATTATCTCTATGCATTAATATTAATGCGGTATTTAACATATTTTATATAAAGGAGGAAGCGAATTATGTTAAACGTTGGAATTATTGGTGTAGGAAACACTGGTAATCAAATTGCAGAGTTGGCACATGATCAATTAAAGATTGATACGATTGCCATCAACTCAAGTGAAAAGGATTTGGAAACAATCAATGGCCAAATCCCAAAGATTCTTATTTCTGACAAATCTCAGTTATCTAAAGGAGCTGGGAAAGACAGAGGACTTGCTAAGAAGTATTTAAAAGATTCTGTTATGAGTCTTTTAAAAGAAAAATCTATTTTAGCAATGGCATCAGAGAAAGATGTTATTTTTGTTATTAGTTCTACTGGTGGAGGAACTGGAAGTGGTACTGCACCATTATTAGCTAATATCTTAACAGAAACAGCACCTGATACAAAAATTATTTTAGTTGGTGTATTGCCTGTTAATAATGAAGCATTAAGTGCTCAGGTTAATACTTTAGAGTATTTAAACGAACTTTATAAAGTATTAGATAAACCTACTTATATGCTTTATGATAACGATAAGTTATCAAACCTTCCATCATATAAAATCATGGAAACTGTCAATGCTGAGATTGTGCAAGATATTAATGTACTTAAGTGTACTTATAACTTCACAACAAAGTATGATTCTATCGATGATAGAGATATGATGAGACTCTTATCATTCCCTGGACGAATTGTTGTAAGTCGTCTAGAAGATTTTAGTGAAAAGGATGCAGAATCTTCTGATATTGAAGAAAGATTAATTGATAATATCAGAAGAAATTGTCATGTAGAATCTCAAAGAGATAAGAAAGTCATGGCAACAGGTGTTATTACAAACTTATCAAGAAATTTAACAGAAGAGTTTGATAATAACGTTCCTAAAGTTAGAGATTTCTCTGGTGTACCTGTTCATGCATTCAATCATATTTATGTCAATGAAGATAGAAAGCAACCTAATAAAGTTTTCTATATCATGGCAGGATTATCTCCAGTCAATGATAAGATTAATCTTATTAGTGATAGAATTGCTGAAATCGAAGAAGCACAAAAAACATTAGAAGATGATGATGCTTTGGAAGATATTCAGTTAGATTCTTTATCTGATCAAATTAAAGATAAAGAAGAAGAAAAAGATTCTGAAGCTAATATTTCAGATATCTTTAGTAAATTTAATATTTAAAAAAAAATAAAATGTGGGTGCTGAAATAATTATTTATCATGCACCTCACATTTGTTTAATAATTTTTATATAAGAAACAGGAGGAAAAAAATTATGTCAAAAGACAAAAACTATATTTCTGATGATGTGAGGGAGTTTGCTAAAATCTCATGGAAGAAATATAAGAAACAAAACAAAGATTATTATGATTCTAAGAAGGAATTAAAGCGTTCATATCAGGAATACTTAATTGATATGCTTCCTGATGTTATTGAATTCCTTATTAGAAAAGGACATATTAAGAATGAAGAAATTCAGGAAGTGAAGACAGCTTGTTTAATCAAGCTTAATGATCCTGATTTCGTTAAATACTTGAAGAAGGTCATCAAAGCTGATGATTACGAAATCACAAATATTAAGTTACTTCCTATTATCATTAGAGAAATCTTACAGGAAGGTGAAAAAGCTAATACAGAATTATTAGCTAAAGATCCTAATGCTAAGACATATGAACTAGGTGATTTGGTAGAATTGTCACAAATGATTGTGAAGAAGAAAATGAAGAAGCTGACTAAAGAAGGTATTTCTGTAAAATTAGCTTTTGATGTTTTGAGTGTTGTTCCTAGTAAGAAAGCACTTGAAATTTCTACTCCATTTAGAATTAGAACACTCTATGGCACTTTATATGAAGATGTGAAAGCTAACGCTGTTCCATTTGATAAAATTATGGAATTAGTTGTTCCTGCTAATTATTATCCTGCTTTCATTACATTTGCATTACTTGAAAGAAAGCAGAGATTCAATGATCAGTTATCTGAATCTCAAATGAAATTATGGGCTCAGATTTCATCTTGGTGCTTTAATACAATGGAGAAATTAGATAAAGACATTATTGAAGATATTTTGAAATCTTATGTAAGAGCTCGTCGTATTGATGATGAACAGGGTAAAGATTCTCCAAGAAGATATTCTCTTGTATCTTTATCTGAAGATGAATATCCTCGTATTGTTAAGACAGTCAATAAACTTACTGTTGCAAACGAAGCTACTAAGAAATATTTTCAGTAATTAAAATAATAAATATATTATAGGGAGAAAGTAAAAATGTTAAATTCTGTAATTATTGGTGCTGCAATAGCATCTCAAGTCAATAATAAATGGGAAGCTGTTGCTGACAAGTACAATGAAAATAGATTCATCCTTGTTAATGAATCTATCAATCAAAAGATTAAACTTGGTTCAAGAGTAAAAAGTACTCTAGAAGAAGTTTATACTGGTAAAAAAGCGTCTGGATACAATATTGATGATCATATTCTTATTAGTAATAATTTCAATAATATGAATATTAATATTATGAAAGCAAGATCTACTAAGAATAAAAAGTCAGTTGAAAATGTAGATGTTGGTCAACCTGTTACAGATGTTGCTATTGATGAATCTTTAGTATTTATTACATTATCTAATGATGATTATACTTTAGTGCATTATGAAACATTAGGTAATGAAATCAAAGCAACTTATCAAAATAGAAGAAAAGGATATCAAGGTTGTGTTCTTACTTATCGTGAGACAAATGAAGAAAAGGTTATCCTTCTTCTTTATGTAGAAGATAATATTACACATATTATCAAGGCTATTGCTGTTAAAGTTAATGAAAAAGGATATGTTTCATATCTTGTTGAAGATGCAACACAGGATGATTTAAATAAGATTAAAGATACAAATAAGTACCTTAAGTTTGTACACTTTAAAGTGTATATTCCTTCTAAGCAGATTCTCACTAAATGGGTATTATGTGGAGAAGAAAATGAAGATAAGGTTAAAGAATACCTTGAGAAAAATTATCCTAAGTGTGAAATGTATGTTATCCCTAATACATATTTTGGCAAAGAAGCTGATAAGACTGTTCAAGAAAAGGTTAATAATGATCTTATGGAAAAGATTACAAATAATCGTATTAGAGCAGTCACAATTTCAGGAATTAAAGTTCCTAAGAATTTCTGTATGACATATAAGATTCTTTACATGTTTGATTTTGATGTAGATAATCTTAGAACAAGTTGTATTAGAAGTAATTAATTCACGTAGATAGCCATAGTTATATATTATCTATGTGAAGTTAGTAAATAAAATCTATAAATAAGGAGAAAGAGAAAATGGCAAATATTAAGTCAGTTTTAAAGACTACAAAGTCTTTGACAAAGAAAGGTAAAATTAAAGGAAGAAACAAGAAAGAAACACGAGTACTTCGTGCAGGATGTACTCATCATAGATATAATAGATCAGGCTCTAAATTAAAAGCAACTGTAAGAGTGGCAGCAGATGGAACTATCTTCTGTCCAATGTGTAAAGCAGAATTTAGTGAATCTATTATTGGACATGATGAAGCAAGAGACATCATGAACAAGGCTAAAGAAGTTCTTGATCAGAAGACTTTCATGGCTGTTGAAGCGAATGCAGGTAATGAAGCAATCGATTATCTTGTCAACTTCAAATCATTCTTCAATAAGAATACTTATAAGATGCTTGACAAAATAGATAAAGTTACTGTCAAGAAAACTGGTATTCAGAAAAAGAAGAAAAACTTTAAGAATTATGGTTCTCAATCATTTGGTGGTTGGGGTACTAGATAATTAATTAATTGAAGAGATATAGAGCAATCTATATCTCTTCTACATTCTTACAACTTTTAGACGTCTATGTAAGAATGTAGGAAATGCATTTTTACTAACTTCCCTAATGAAGGTGATGAGTATAAACTTTACCACCTTCATATTTTTTTAGAGCAAAATGTGAGTAAAAAATAATATTTTAATAACATGAAAAATTTATATTTGAATAAAAATAGTGTCTTACGAACTACTATAGGTAGAACTATATTTTCGTGATAACATATTTGTAACGCAGAAAAATATCTGTTAGAGAGAAAGGAGAATATACAATGGTAGTGAAAGACGCCAAAATGTATTATTTAGAAGAAGATATACAAAAAGTTCAAGTGAAAACGAATATGTATATCAATGAATATGGTGAAGCTGGAGCATTTCATCTTGCAAGAGAGATTATTCAAAACTCTTTTGATGAGTGTTTAGATGATGATAGCCCAGGTGACACAATTGAAATTTCTTATGATAGAAAAACGGATATTCTAACATCAAGTGATAATGGAAGATCATTTAATGAGTCAGAATATCCAATGAATATATTTGTAACCACTTTGCAAAGTGGTAGTAAATTCTTTAGAGACAGTGGAGCTGCATCAGCAGGGGAGTTTGGTGTAGGTCTAACTGTAGTCAATGCTTTAAGTGATATCTTTAAAATCACTGCTTATAGAGCAGTAGAGAAAACGAAACATGTTCTTGAATATCAAGAAGGTCAACTTATTAAAGATAAGATAACATCTAATAAATCTGGACAGCATGGAACTGTTGTAGAATTTCGTGTGAGTAAAAAATATATGGGAGATGAAGCAAAACTTCCTATTGAAGATGTTGTTAAATGGGTAGAATCATTATTCTATCTCGATTCCGATAAATTAAAGCATAAGCATATTAAAGCGATTATTTCCATCTATAATGGTGTCAAATTAGAGAAAGTCTATAAGTTTAAACCTCGACCATTTTCTGATTTATTATCACAAATCATTCCTGCCAATATCAAAAAGAGTCATCTTACAGATATATGTGAATTTGATGGTAAGAAAATGATTGTTGAAGATACGAAGACACTTGTTGACAATAAAGATGGAAGTACAACAGTAGAAAATGTCCAAGTTGAAAAAGAATTACATATGGACATTGCTTTCTGTTATACAACAAGTGTAGACATGAATGATAATGCAACTTACAATACATTCTGTAATTACACGAATACGATTGAAAATGGTTCTCATTTAACAGCATTTGATGAAGCTTATTGTCGTTTTATGCAAAATGCAACTAATGCGACAATGAGTGAGAATCAACGTAATAAACTCAAAATAACATGGGATGATGTAAGAACAAATTTATTCTGTGTACTTAATTTAACAACAAATGCTGCTGTTGGTTTTGTGGGTAATGCAAAAATGAGTATCAATGCACCATCTCTAGAACCTTATATGAAAGAGATTGTAACGGATGGTTTGACAAAGTATTTTAAACACCATCAATCTTTACTTGAAACATTGTGTAAGTTAATCAAGTTAAATGCAAAAGCACGACTTGAAGCAAGTAAAGCGAAAGCAGCTTCGCAAACTGAACGCATGAATTCCTTTAAAGAACATGCTATGAGTAATTATATTCGTCCTAATAATACAGGAAAGCAATTTAAAGTTCTTTATATTACTGAAGGAGATTCAGCAGCAAGTGCCTGTCGTAATGGGTCTGATCCAGATATTGAAGGATTTTTCTTATTACGAGGTGTTCCTGCTAATGCTATGAAATGTAATTTATCACAAATTATGGAAAATCGAGAATTTAGAGATTTAACAACAATTCTTCGTTGTGGTATTGGTGATAAATGTGATCCTAATAAATTATATTTTGATCGTATCAATATCTTTACCGATGCTGATATTGATGGTTATAATATCTCTGCAAGTTTATTAGCATTCTTCTATAAGTTTATGCGACCTATTATTGAAGCTGGTAAACTTTATAAAGTTTATTCACCTTTATATCGTTTAAGTGATAAGAATCATCGCTATGTTGCCAATAAGGCAGAACTTATAGAACTCTATCATGATAATATCGTTAAAGCGTATAAGGTAAAAAGTGAAAAGAGTTCTTCTTATATGAGCAAGAAAGAATTAAAAGAATTCTTGACAGATACTTATGATTATTCAGAAGATTTGATTCGTGCATCTAATGATAGTGGACGCATCAATAAATTCCTTATTGAATCAATCATTGCTTATTTAACATTATTCAATATTGTAAGAAGTGAATCTGATCATGAAGATTTGGATACAATCTTTAATAATCAAAAACTTATTAAATCATTGATGAGTAAAATTCAAAAGAAGTTTAAAGAAATTACTGTTGATAATACAGGACGTTTCTCAGGTATTGTGGATGGACGTTATGCCATTATCAAAGTCAATTCACGCTTCTTAAAGAAGACATCTACACTTATTGATATTTATAAGAAATATGGTTACATCTTAACAATTAAAGATATTAAATCTGGAAAAGAATCAAAAATGTCTATTGCTGAATTCTTAGACTCATGTGTTAAACTTCAACCTCATATAGAAGAGCGTTTTAAAGGGTTGGGGGAATTAAATGCTGATGAGCTTTATATGACAACATTGGATTTGAATAATGCCATTTCAACACAATTTACTATTGATGATGTAAAACGAGAATTAGATATCTTTAATCTTACCCACAGTGGAAGTACTAAAGATGCTCAAAGACGTAAGAAGATGATGAAAGCATATAAGATTCGTCGTGAAGATTTGGATAACTAAAAAGGAGATGTTCTATTATGGGTAAGAAGAAGAAAAAATCATCAATTCTCTTTGATGAGAATGGAAAGATTGGTAATGAAGTCATTACACAAATGAATGTTGCTGATGCAGATTTAAACTATATCCAATTATTTGCAGCAAATAAAAATCTCTATCGAACAATCTCTTCTTTACAAGATGGACTCAAACCAGGTAAAAGAAGATTGTTTTATAGTTGGTGGGAAAAAGAAGGGAAACCACAAAATACAAATCCAGCCACATTAAAGAAATTAAAGTTTTATAAAGTATCAGAATTAGCAGCTGGTGTTGTAAAATATCATCCGCATGGTGATGCGAATATGTCTGATCTCATTGGACGTGAAGGTCAATATTGGAATAATAATGTTATGACAGTTGTCCCTCATGGATCTTATGGAAATATGCGTGGTGATGTACCAGCAGCTGGAAGATATCGTACAGCAAAAATAAGTGAGTACATGATTGATTGTTTCTTTGATGATTTCAATAAGTATTGTGTACCAATGAAACTAAGCTACAATGGTGTGGATTATGAACCAGAATATTTCCCTAGTAAATATCCTAATATCTTATTCAATCCTCAATTTAGTGGTATTGGATTTGGTATGGCAAGTAATATCCCACCATTTAATGTAAAAGAAGTTTTAGAAGCTACGATTAAGCTTATGAAAAATCCTAAAGCAAAAATCTTATTGATTCCTGATTCACCAACAGGTTGTGATGTACTTGATGAAGGTTTATTTAAAGCTATTAATAAGACAGGACAAGCTAAAGTAACTTTTAGAGCAACTACAGAAATTGATTATGTAGAAAACAAAATTCATGTCTCATCACTTCCTATTAATAGTAGTTCTAAAGCTGTTATTAATAAGATTACTGTCCTTAAAACAACTAAGGTAAAAAATGGAGAAAATATCTTTGAAGATATTATTGAAATTAAAGATAGTACAAAAGAAGGAGAAGTTGATTTAGATATTTATCTTAAACCAGAAGCGAAAGCTGATAAAATCTTAGCAGCTCTTTATAAGAAGAATATTGGTTTAAAATCTACATTCCCTGTTGGCATTACAGTTATTGATGATTATAAAGAATATGAATACGGTGTAAAGGATTTGTTATTAGAATGGATTGAATATCGTAGAGATGCTGTAAGAAGTATGCATTTAAATAATCTTCGTATTATTATGGAAAAGATTCATATGAATGATGTCCTTCTTATGGTCTTCAACAAGGATAATATCAATACAACGATTCGTATATCTCGTAATGCTAAGAATAAGAAAGAGATGATGGAAAAGTTAATGTCAACATTCCATATTACTTCTCTTCAAGCATCTACTATTGCTGATATGCATATTTATCAATTCAATAAAGATATCTATGCGAAGTTTAAAGAAGAAAAGAAATCTCTTGCTGATGAACTTAAGAAAATTGAATCTATTTTATCAAGTGATAAAAATATTGATGCTTTCATCATTGATCAACTTAATGAAGGTATTAAGAAGTATGGACGACCAAGAAAAAGTAAGGTTGTTAAAGAAGATGATAGTGGAAATGAAAATATTCCTGATACAGAACACCTTGTAGGAATTTCTGAATCTGGATATATTAAGAAATTATCATTAAAGAATAATGACAGTATTGGTGTTGTGGGTACAACAAATAGTACACTTAACGTACTTCAATTGAATAATAGAGAAAATCTTCTTGTCATTGATTCTAAAGGATATATTACAAAAGTTTCTATTTCAGCTATTCCTAATATGAATTATGATGAGGTTGGTGTGGAACTTAATAAGTTCTTTAATATCAAAGGAACGATTAAAGCTGTTATGGAACTTCCATCTATGGATATTCTTAAAGTAAGAGAAAACTTTAGCATACTCTTTATTACACGTAATGGTATTGGTAAGAAAGTGAAAATGAATGAATTTAAGAATCTTGCTGATACAAAAATAGGTATTAAACTTAATAAAGGTGATGAAGTTGCAGCAGCAATATTTGTTTTGGATGATAGTGATAACGATGTCATTGTAGCAACAAATAAAGGTGATGGCATTAGAATTCGTATTTCTGATTTTAAAACATATTCACCTTCTGCTAAAGGAACGAAAATTATTTCTCTTAAAGAAAATGAACATGTTGTATCATTAAGTAAGATTAATCCTAATCAAAAACTTCTATTCTATGTAACAAATTCAGGTAGAGTTAAAGTCACTGAATTAAAATATTTCCCTAGAATGAAATTAACAGATTCATCTTTATCTCTTATTTCATTACAAGGTAATGAAGATTTAATCGGTGTAGCTTCTGTTAATAAGAACGATGCTGTTATTATCTATAAGAAGAAATCAAACTTTGAAACGCTTTATATTAAAGATTTAGAAATCTCTATGAGAAGTAGTAAAGGACAAAAGTTAATTAAAACACCTCAAGGAGATAAAGTTGTTGCTTATAAAATCTTTAAGAAATAATAATTATTAATTATTTTACAAACTATTATTTATGGGTGAAGAACTTTTATATATGAATAGGCAAACCAAGTCATTCACTCATACTCCTATTTCTTATATTGTGAATATAAATACATATAAGAATATAATGCATAAAGATATAAGAACATGTCGTGGTAGCATGTTCTTATATCATTTTTTTTATAAAAAAAGAAATAGATATACTGAAATAATTCAGTATATCTATTATAAAGGTTTTTATTCAACAATCTGGAACCAAAGACCTTCGCCAGTGAATGTAGGTTCATCAGCAGAAACCTTTGCTTCTAATACGTTGTCTAACTTAGCAGCATATGCAGCTGACATTACACCATTCTGAGAAGCTGAAGCTAATGTAGCAGCATTCTGAGGAGTGTAACCTAATTTATCCTTGATAACTGCATCTGTAACATATTTATCTACTAAATTAGTACCATTTAAGTTTTCAACATTACTTAATCCAACATCAGCAGCAGTTGTTCCATGTGGGTTAGTAGCAGACTTACCTTCAGCCTGTGGATGAGTGTAAACTAATGTTTCAGCACCATTAATCTTTATATAGCCGTTCTTTTCTGAAGCTTCAGTTAAAGTAGCATCAACTCTTGCATGAGCAGCCTGTGAGTGGTCATAAGCAACCTTACCACGAGCACCATCAAATGCAGTAGAAGAAGTTTCACCTAAAGCTAATGTTTCAGAGATAACAACGAACTTAGAACCAGACCAACGATAAGTCTTTTCTGAAGCACCATCACCAACTGCATCAACATAGATTTTACCTGTTTCTGGTGTAACTGGTGAATTATCAGCTAATGTTGCAGTTGCTAAATCTGCACCCATCTTAACTTCAACAACGTCATCAACGTATGAAGGTAACTGAGTAGCAGGTACGAAACCGTTTTCGTCAAGTGTTGCAACACCAGTAACGCCATCAGCAGTCTTAGCACCTAACTGAGTCTTCTTAACATAAGTACCATCAGCAGCTGTAGTTAAAGCAGTAACAGCATCCTGTACTTTCTTAACTGCACTAGCAGTTGCTGCTACTGTATCATCTGCAACGTTAGTTGCGTTAGATAACTTAACAACACCAGCTTTTTCTAATGTAGCTGACTGGATAGTAGCCCATGTATTATCGTTTCTTAAGAAACGTAAGTTATCAGCAGTTTCAAGTTCAGGTACATGATTACCATGTTCTTTAAGAGCTAAAGTTGCAACGATTTCATCAATGTTACGACCTTTGGCATCATACACGTTAGTACTCTTAGTTAATGGATAAATAGGAGTATTTTTTGCACCGACTTTTTGATTAATAATAATATTTAAGCCTGTTTGTAATTCTTTAGCCATTGTAAAATTAAGTCCTTTCACTTTATTTTTCTCTATATAAATATATCACTTATAACGAGTGATATATTCATTTTGAGTTGAGATTTATTATAATGTTCCTTTTTTTGTCGTGTTAATATAGTATAGCAATGTATTTTATGCATTATTTTAACATAAAAACAACTTATTAAGCTATTTACTTATATAATAAGTAGAATAAACCTAAAGAAAGTGAGGTGCACATAAATGGCTATAGTAGATGTAGAAAAAATCATTAATGGTACGCCTATTAAAAGATTTTTTAATGCTTACGAAGCAATGAAAGAAAACTATAACGAAGAAACAGCTAAAGTTTTTTATAATTTTCTTTCATCTCTACCTACTTCTATGGTTTTAGAAAATTCACGTTATATTTTCTCTGAACCAATGTATGGGTATGAATTCTATAGAAGATTGATTTTTGATCCATGCTTTGTGAATTTTACATCATTGGAAATTGAACATGAGAAAGTGTTGAATTTTCTAAATGAAAATGGTTCAAAGATGGGTGAACATCAAAAAGAACTTTATGTCACATTAGAAGAAAAAATGAATCAATTGATTCAGAAAACAAAAAATATTCGAGCTATAGCAGAATATTTTAATACGAAGTATGACCATTTAGAGGCTAAATTATCTGATAGTGATAATCCCCAAAATGTTATCCTAGAGACAAATGACCCAATAGTGAATATTTTGTATGCTCCATTTATCGGTTTAAGTGAAGAACTTTATAATTCATTATTAGACCAATCTGGTATTAGTGATGAATTAAAGAAGCTTCCTAACTCACTAGAAAAGTGGAGAAATTATGTTGATACTTGTATTGCTGCTAAATGCTTATATCAGGATGAACTTTATCAAGACAGAGTATCTTCTGAAAATAGAAAATATCGTGCTCTTTATGATTATTTTTCTAGTCAGGATGTTATGAAATCTCTTGATGATTTTATCACTGTGAAAGAAAAAACTCCATTCACTTATGAATCAGCAGAGCTAGCTATTAATAATCTTTTTATTATGACAGAAATGTCTGACCTTTATAAAGATGAAGATGCTCAAGAAAAAAAGATGAATGAGAGTGCAAGAGAAATTGTAGAAGCATCTACAATGAATTTTCTTACAGCTTGTTATCAATCATATGAATCAACTGAAGATCTTGCAAAAGGATTTGATTTATTAGATTCTGAAATCGATCATCCCGTTTCTGTGGAAGAGGGTATGAATTATATGATTACCCACTATCCCTTTCTTGGTGAATTCACAGAAGCAGTAGAAGAAGATAGTGATGAAGAAATTGATAAATTAGAAAAAGACGCTGTAGGTAAACCCAACGACCAAAACACTGTCACAAAACCTAAAGAAAAAAACTTAGCAACAAAAATTCAGCACAGTGCTATGGATAAAGAAGCTAAGCAGATGCAGAAATCAGCTATTCGTAAACAGAAAGCTCAAGAAATTCTTAATGCTGGTAAAGCTGTTATCCAACTTCCAATGAATGTTGTTAAGAGTATTGGTGATGTCGTCGGCAAGATTGGTAAAATGGACGATAAACGTCGTAAAGATTATATAAAAGAACCTGGTTTTAGAAAAAAGATTTTTAGAAATTTAAAACTTGCTCTTCTTTATGGAACGGCTGCTCAAATTAAATTAGCATTAGTTCCTGTTACTATGGTGATTCGTCATTTTAGTAAGGATAAAAATATTCGTATTCGTAATGAATTAGTACGTGAATTAAATACAGAAATTAAAATTACTGATTCGAAAATTGAAGATGCTAATAGTGCTGATGATAAAAAAGAAAAATATCGTCTTATGAGAATAAGAGATGAACTTGAAGCTGAAATGCTTCGTGTTAAGACTAATAGTAAATATATTTAGGAGTGATGAATTTTGATTAAAGAATATAAGAAGAATTCATCCTATGGAAAATATTTCTTAGCTCTCTTTAAAGAAGCAGATGAAGATGAAAATAATTATCCAGCAAATAGAAAAATCATTAATGCTAAACCGGATAACCGACGTCGTTTTGATTATACATCTTTGAATAATACTGAAGATGATAATACAAATGACGATAATCAAGATAACACTAATGATACGAATACTGAGGATGAAGATAATCAACCTGCTGAAGATACTACTCAAGACGATACAAATGATAACAATCAAGATGATGGGGATGATACTGATTATTCAGATGATACCCCTGATGATGATAATACAAATGATGAAAAACAAGAGGGTAATAATGATGATGAAACTGTTATCAACACAGATGATGGTGATGATGCATCAGATGATACTACGGACTATACCGATGATGGTACTGGTAATGATAATGGTGATGAAGAGAACCAAGATGATAACCAGAATCAGGATGATGAAGGTAATGATGAAAAAAAAGGTCCAGGTATTGAGTATGATTCAACACGTAAATATATTCTCTTTAACAGATTCATTGATCTTATTACATCATTAGATAATTATATTAATAAACTTGAAAATAGTACGACTGACGATATCAATATTAATAGAGTAATAGAAATTGCTATCGATAAGTTGCGAGATATTCGTAGCTTAGCCTATGACTATACGACAATTAAATATGAAGCAAGTACTTATGTACAATCATTATTATTCTATAATCAATTGATTGTCATGACAGAGATGATTTTTGAGTTATTAAACAAATCATCAAAGAAGCTAAATACGCAAAAATAAAATGTAATGAAAAAATATTGTATTTATCAAGTTAAAACATTACATTAAAAAAGTAAATTGCTGGATTTTAGCAATTGCTATTTGTTTCTAGTGAGTAGAAATGCTTTAATAGAAACAAATTATTAAAATTTTGATAAAATCCTAGATAGAAAATTTGAAAAAAGGAGTGTATTAAATAATGATTACTTTCTTAACAGAATCATCAAAAGATTTTGAAGTAACTGAAACAGTTGGTGGTTTTAACCACAGCTCATCAGTAAACTCTTTCGATGATATTTTCGAAGAAGCAACTCAATCAATTCGTGCTAATGGTATTGACCCATTAGTTGATATTAATAAATTGATTAAGAACAATGCGGCTATGAAGAGTTATAAGGATGGACTTTTAAGTCAATTAAAAGCTGAATCTGAAGACATGCAGTTATCAAATGAAGATTATGGTACTCATAATACTATTTATGAACAGACTTCTCAATTATGGGATAACTGTGTTGAAGATTTAGTAAAAGAATCAACTCGTGTAGCTTCATTATTACCAATCAAGGCTGTTGATTTCCCTGTACTTGTTAAGCAGAACTTAAAGTTAGCTACAAAGGATATCATGCAGACTGAAGTTACAAAAACTCCAATCGTAAAGAAACACATTGAACAGACTTATATCATTGATAAGAAGTCTAATAAGAAGTGGAAATATCCACAGTGCTTCTTTAATGATGAATTCAAAGAAGTATACCAGGCTGGTAAAGGTTTACCTATTAAGAATACTAAGGTAACATTACCACAGATGGAATACGATATTATCACTAATCTTACTGATGGTGTAAAGGATAGAGATCAGTTCACTATGGACCTTCACATTGATAAGGTTTATGTTGGTGATACTCCAATCATTTTACATCAACCAATCAGAATCAATCCAGCTGACCAGGCATTACTTGGTGGTGTTATCAACACAACTGTTAAAGATGCTCATGGTGCTGATGTTGAAGTTAAAGATGTTATCTCTGGTTTCGCTGATCCAGAAGGTAAGACTGTAACAATTACTTCTGCTGCTGGTCAGATTACTGCAGTAGAATTCTCAGGATATCTTTCAAATGAACGTAATGAAAGAACTGTAACTTTCGATTATGCTCGTGAAGAAAGAGAATGGAAGATCGAAGACGGTTTCCGTGCTGACATCCCTTATTCTCTAGAAGAACTTGAAGATGCTAAAGCATTAATGGATATCGATCTTTACAAGAAGACTTATAACAACTTAACTGATATCTTAGCTCAGATGGAAGATAGCCAGGTATTATCTTGGTTAGATGAACAGTTCGAAAAATTCGATGGTATTGAATTAAATCCATTAGATTGGAACCCATTCATTACTAAACAGGTATTCGATTGTGATTCAACTTCATTAACTACAGCTTTACCAAATGAATACATCGAAAAGATGTTAAAATTCCAGATTGACCGTCTGTTAATCGACATTGCTGATAAAGCTAAGTTAGAAGATATGACTTTCGTTATCTATGGTAACCCAAGATTTATCTCATTATTGAACTCTGTTGTAAACTGGGTAACTCGTCCTGGTTCTACATCAAATGGTGTTAAACTTGACTATGGTTATGGTATCATGACTTCTGGTGATATCAAGGTTCAGGTTGTATCAACTAAGAAGGTTAATGCTAAATACGACAAGGATACTAAGTTATTCTCTGGTTTACGTATTATTCCATTCCCTCTTTCAGAAGAACAGTTCACATTCAAACATTATAAATATACAACTCATATCTTAACAGCTCAGAACTCAGCTTATCGTTCAGCTGACTTACCTGGCGGATCTATGACTTACTTAATGGGTACTTCACGTTATACTAACGCATCTATCCAGGGTATTCAGGGTCAAATGCAGTTAGCTAATGCTGAACAGTGGATTAAGTTATAATATAAATAATGCTATCATATGAAGTAACTACAATGTAGTTACTTCATATATTTTTTTACCTTATCAATCTACACACTATTTCTAAAAACAAAATAATTAAGGATAGTATTTTTTGAACTAGAAATAAAAATATTTTTCTAATATATAGGAGGAAAATAGTTATGCGTTTTAATGTTCATGGCGGTCACTCTCTTAGATGCAGAGGAGCTTCAGGTTTACTAGATGAAACAAATGAAGACCGCAAAGTAAAAAATGCTCTTATTAGTTTACTTAGATCTCAAGGTCATACTGTTTATGACTGTACTGATGATGTTGGCTCTACTCAAAATCAAAACCTTCATAATATTGTCAATAAGTGTAATGCTCATAAAGTTGACTTAGATATCTCTATCCACTTAAATGCTGGTGGAGGTCATGGATGTGAAGTTTATGGCTATAGCAATAGAATGAGTGGTGTTGGTGCTCGTGTATCTGCTAATATTGCAAGTGCATTAGGTATTACTAATAGAGGATTTAAAGTAAGAACTAATCTTTATGTTCTTCATAGAACAAATTCACCTGCTATCTTAGTTGAATGCTGCTTTGTTGATAGTGCAACAGATAAAGCACATTGGAATGTAGATAAGTGTGCAAAAGCTATTGCTGAAGGTGTTACTGGTAAGGCTATTACTGAATCAGCTAAACCAGCTCCAGCTCCTGCACCAGCTCCAAAACCTGCAACACATTCATCAAATAAGATTTCTGTAGATGGTGTTTGGGGTAAAGGTACAAACAGAAGATTACAGCAATGGTTAGGTATGAGAACTGTTGATGGTATTATTTCTAATCAGCCTGTAAGTGCTAAAAAGGTACTCATTAGTATTGATCCTAAGGGATGGGAATTTGAAACTGGTGGAAAAGGTTCACCAACTATTTCAGCTCTCCAGAAGAGATTAGGTATTGGTGCTGATGGTAAACTTGGTCCTAATACAATTAAAGCTATCCAAAGATGGGTTGGTACTACTGCTGATGGAGTCGCTGGTCCTAAGACTGTAAGAGCTCTACAGAATAAGTTAAACTCATTATAAAATAAAGAAGATAACTGGTATATTATTCCAGTTATCTTTTCTAATAAAGAAAAAAAATGAAATACTAGATAAAATATTTTATCTAGTATTTCTTTATATAAATAGTAAGGAACGTGTACACAGATCGTTCTCTTATTGGTATAAATACCAACCATAAATAGGTATAAGATGTTGGGTTAAGTTGGGTTAATAGAACCTATTTATGTCTATTCGTCAAACTATTTTCTATTAATACAATGTTGAAAATTCTATTTAAAGATTTACATTAATATAATAATTATATCATTAGGAGAAAATTATATTATGACATTATTGATTCTCATTGTAGCAATTTTATTTATTTTATATATTGATTTTTGTGATTTTAAAAGATAACTAAAGGATTTTTTAAATATAACACTATGGATTTTATCGAATTTATTGTAAATAACTATGTAGAACTTATTTCTATTTTAGTTGTATTAATTATTTACCATTTTCTTCTCGATGATTAATTAGATGAAATATAGATATATGATTAGAATATTAATCATATATCTATATTTTCCTACTTTATTAATTATAAGCTAATTGATTCTGCTTACTTTCATCTTTAATTTTTTGAATAAGATTGTTAATTTTATGCTGTAACAATTTTAATTTAGATTTATCATTTGATTGAATCTCATCTTTGATGTTATCAATAGCATGTTTATAATGCGTTCCATGTTTTTTATTTAAATCATAAAGATTATTAATATCTCTTGATAATTTAGCATATTGAGCAGTTCTTGTAATATTTTCTACTTTATTATTTTGTCTTATTGCTCTTTTATCAAGGTATTCAACTTTAGCTTCTGTTAAGTATTTAGAGAATGCTAAAGTTGTAACTTTATTAAATTCTTCTAATGTAATTTCATCATTTACAAAGTTGTCGAAAACAGCTTCATATACGATTGCATATTTATCCATAAAAAATGATTCCTCCTTTTGTGCGTATATTAAAAAGATGTTTTATATACCCCATATTACTAAGTAATTTTCACAAAAAGTAATCAAAAAAACATTAACTTAAGATTTTTAATATGGAAAGGAGGCTCTCATATGAATGACCAAAATTTAGGTTATATGTATATCAGTGAGTCGTTTTCTTCAAATAGTGATATCAAAAATGTCCAACAGAATAAATCTAATGATTTATTCTATGTAACATTTGATACAAATTTACAAGATTTTGATGTCAAAAATAGAAACCAACGATATTATGATGCAAAAAATATTATGGATTGTATTCATACAGAAAAGATTCAATCTCTTCTTGCATCTAACGGTTGGTTTGGTGAATTTGACCACCCAGCTCCTGAAATAGCTGGTGAAAAACTTTCTCCTGAACGTATACAAAATGTCCCACCTCAATATCGAGCTTTTAAGATTATGAATCCTCATCTTGAAGGTAATATTTTAAAGGCTACTATTCAATCAGCACAAGGACAAGTGGGTGAAGGATTTGGTAAAGAAGTATTGGCTGGATGGGTTCCACAATTTTCATGTCGAGCTATTGCTACTATGGAAAATCGTGCAGGTAAACCATACGTCAATGTAAAAAGATTAATCACATATGATGCACCATGGTATCCTTCTCATGCTGTTGCTCATGCAACAAGTGCACCTGTTGTACATACAAAATCATTTACTGAATCAGCTCAGACTGTTTTAGAAAGTGCTAAGGATAAAATTAATGGTGTAATGATTCCATTAAAAGAAATTTTGGAATACGTTGGAAAAACAGATGTCAATACACGTATGATTATGGAAGCATTTGAATTACCTCTTGATAATCTTGCTGGTTTTGATAAGAATCGTCAACATGTTCTCATTAAAGATGATTCAAATACAATTTATGCAAATATTGACCCTGAAACAGTAAAACGTGTCAATGATTTCTATGAATCATTTTAATAGTAATTAGAATTAATTAGAAAGGAGATTATGACATGGCTACAACTGATCAGAAGGACTTATCTATACAGATGGTCCATATTGATGATCAAAAAGATGTTCATCAGCTTTATCCTAAAACAAAGGATAAAAATGTAACGGTAGAATCAACAAATAAAGCATTGCCTACAGGTATTTCATCATTAAAAGACCTTGTTGATAAATTAGGTGATACAGCATTTACAAGTTCTACTGTTATAGGTATTACTACTGATGAACGTAATAAATTAAAAGGCATCGAAGAAGGTGCACAGGTCAACATGGTTGACGGTGTAAAAGGCGATGCTGAAACATATTATAGAACTGGTGATATCAATATTACTAAGGCCAATATTGGACTAGGTAGTGTTGAAAATAAATCATCTGCAACTATAAGAAGTGAAATTACTTCACAAAATGTTACATCTGCTTTAGGCTATACTCCTCCTAAACAGGATACAACATATAGTGATGCAACAACTCAAGTTCATGGTTTAATGTCTACTGATGACAAAGTTAAACTTGATGGTATTGCTCCTGGTGCACAGGTCAATTCTATTACTGGTGTTAAAGGTGATAATGAAACAACATACCGTACTGGTAATGTGAATATCACTAAAGCTAATATTGGTTTAACAAACGTTGAAGATAAGTCATCTGCAACAATTCGAGGAGAATTGACATCTAAGAATGTTACGGATGCACTAGGCTATGCACCTCCTAGAGTTAATACAACTTATGAAGAAGCAACCACAACAACTGATGGTTTATTATCTTCAGAAGATAAAACAAAATTAGACTCTATTGAAAGTGGTGCCCAAAAGAATACTGTTACAGGTGTTAAAGGCTATAATGAATCTGCTTATCGTAGAGGTGATATTGTCATCACTAAAGCTAATATCGGTTTAACAAACGTTGAAGACAAATCATCTGAAACAATTCGAGGAGAATTGACATCTAAAAATGTTACGGATGCATTAGGATATACACCTCCTAAACAAGATACAACTTATCCACCAGCAAATGGTTCAACTCTAGGGTTAATTAAAACTGGTGGAAGTTTAACATTAACAAGCGGTGTGGCTACTGTTAATGATAACTCACATAAGCATACAATTGCTAATATTACGAATTTACAATCATCATTAGATAGTAAATTAAATACATCTCTAAAAGGTGCTAAAAATGGATTAGCTGAACTTGATGAAAATGGTCTTGTACCTTCTACTCAATTACCTTCATACGTTGATGATGTTATTGAAGTGAATATGGGTTCAGATTTAACATCCGCAACATTAGCAAATGATTCACCAGTTACACCAGAAGCAGGTAAGATTTATGTTGATTTAGCATCAAATAAAACTTACAGATGGTCTGGTACAACATTCGTTGTTATTTCTGATACTATTGCTTTAGGCGAAACATCAACAACAGCATTTGATGGTGCTCGTGGTAAGGTTGCTTATAACCATTCACAATCTGCTCATGCAAGAGTTGATGCTACTTTAACACAAGCATCTACTACTAATGGTAATATTAAAATTAATGGTACTGAAACAAAAGTCTATACTCACCCAGGTTATACTGCTCAAAAGAGTGGTTTATATAAAGTTACTGTAGATGGTAGTGGACATGTGAGTGCTGTTACAGCTGTCACAAAAGCTGATATTACTGCATTAGGTATCCCAGGCCAAGATACGAATACAACATACGTTGCTGCAACATCAACTGCTAATGGTTTGATGTCATCATCTGATAAAGCAAAATTAGATGGTATCGCAAGTGGAGCAAACGCATACACTCACCCAGGATATACATCAAGAACAAGTGGTCTTTACAAAATCACTGTTGACAGTTTAGGTCACGTAAGTGCTGTAGCATCTGTTACTAAAGCAGATATTACAGGTTTAGGTATTCCTGGTTCTGATACAACTTATAGTACAATGACTGGTGCAACAACTGATGCCGATGGCTCAAAAGGTCTGGTTCCAGCACCATCTAAAGGTAGTAATTCACGTTACTTACGTTCTGATGGTACATGGGTCACTCCACCTAATACAACATATCCTAATGCATCATCATCAGTTAATGGTTTGATGTCAGCATCTGATAAAGCAAAATTAGATGGTATTGCTAGTGGTGCAAATAAATACACTCATCCAGGATATACAGCTTATGATTCTGGATTCTATAAAGTTTCTGTAGACTCTACAGGCCATGTTGCTGCTGCTGTAGCCGTTAGTAAATCAGATATTACAAGCTTAGGTATTCCAGGACAAGATACAACTTATGCTGATGCTACTACATCAGCTCATGGTTTAATGACAGCTGCTATGGTATCTAAACTTAATGGAATAGCTTCTGGTGCAAATGCATACAGTCACCCAACATATTCATCACATGCATCGGGATTATATAAAATAACAGTTGATGGTACCGGTCACGTAAGTGCTGTAGCATCTGTTACTAAATCAGATATCGCTGCATTAGGTATTCCTAGTTCTGATACGACATATGGTCTTATGAAGGGTGCTACATCATCTGTTGATGGTGCAACAGGTTTGGTTCCCGCACCATCTAAAGGTGACAGTTCACGTTACTTACGTTCAGATGGTACATGGGTCACTCCACCTAATACAACATATTCAGATGCTACAACATCAGCCCATGGTTTAATGACAGCTGCTATGGTGTCTAAACTTAATGGAATAGCAAGTGGTGCGAATGCATATAGTCACCCAGGATATACATCAAGATCAAGTGGTCTTTATAAGATTACGGTAGATAGTACTGGTCATGTAAGTGCTGTATCATCTGTTACTAAAGCAGATATTACTGCATTAGGTATCCCAGGACAGGATACTAATACAACATATGGTGTTGTATCATCATCGTCAAATGGGTTGATGTCACCAACAATGTTGAACACATTAAATAGTGTTAATAGTGCTATTGGTGGGAAGTATTCGTCAAGTGGCGGCACTTTAAATGGTGACATAACATTCCCTGAAATTGGTAGTACTGGTTCAAGTAAAGGTATTAACTGGTCAGGAGGTACTGATGGTGCTAGAATCTATTATAAAACAACGGCTCAAGATGCAGGCCATTTAGTATTTCAGGCTACAGACGATGCTGACGCCGTCATTGACTTTGAATGGAATATTGGAGGTACAGTTTCTAGAAAATCATACATCACATCGGATGGTGTTTATCATGGTACTGCTACTTATGCTACTAGTGCTGGATCGGCAAATAGTGTTGCTTGGGGCAATGTAACTGGTAAACCATCTACATATACTCCATCGTCGCATACACATACTATCGCTCAAATAACTAATTTAGAGTCAACTTTAGACGGTAAGGCAGCTAAATCACACACTCATGGTATTAGTGATATTACTAATTTACAAAGTACTATCAACACCATTAATAGCAATAAAGCTGATCTGTCGTATTTAAATAAAAACTTTTACAGTACGACAAGTGTCGATAATATAATTAATGGTTTGAATTATAAAGCAATCAGTCTTAATGGAGGTAATACTGCAAACTATCCTTACCATAGATTCTTATCTATACAGAATCTAACAGGTCAATGGAGTGATACTGTAGGTATTTATCTAATAGATAAAAGATATGATGGTGGGGGATACGGTATTGTAAAAGTAACATTACGAACAAATGACAAAATTTCAAATTACTCGGTTTCTATAAGATGGCTCGCAAGATCTTCATCGTTTGCAGCAGCAGATATATCGTATGGTGCATATTTACATGATAATAAGTTAGATGTCGATGTGTTTATGAAATGCGGTGGCTGGCCTAGAACGAAAGTATATAATATATTTGGCGCATCAGATTGGACTATGATGAGTTCTGAAGAATCTAATGATACAACTACAACAAATAGACTAAAATCTGTTGAATGTTATTCTTCTTTAGCAGATGCTGGAACAAAAATACATTCAGCATCTTATTCACGTACTGGTGAAGGTGTAGATGAAGGTGTTGTAGCTAGAGCTACTAATGCCGATAATGCGTCTAGTGTAGCTTGGGGCAATGTAACTGGTAAACCATCTACATATACTCCATCATCACATACACATACTATCTCTCAAATAACTAATTTACAGTCAACTTTAGATAGTAAAGCTGCTGCAAATCACACACATCCATACATTTCGACATCTGTCAATTATGTTCTTATTACAGATGAAACAAATTTAACAGCATATGATGCAAGTTCCGCAAAGTGGAATGCACCTTCATAATAAAGAAAAAATATAGAATGGGCTAGCCCATTCTATATTTATTTTATACCCATACATAAAATACTTTCTACTGTTATACTATCAGCAGCAAATGCGATAATATTACTACCATTTCCGTTCTTAGTTCCACAACACTGTATTCTTGAGCCTTCAGCAAATAGAGTTAGCGTATTTCCATTAACTTTTCCTCTAGTAATATTTAAACTATAAGAATAGCTATAACCTCCACCGTCTCCATAAGGAACAATTAACCCACAGTCAAATGTACCATCAGAATTTATTCTAGTAAATCCACCAACATTATAATATCCACTAGCCTGACCCTGTATTCTGATATATTTATACTTAGATATATTAGGAATTGTTAATGTTAGATCCTTACTAAGTTTATAAGCTCCACCTGGAATATAAGAAGAAAAATCCACAATTTCAAACTTACTAATTACTTCAGCTCTTGCTGTATTGATATTGCTATATAATCTATAAAGAATATCTTAAACCTAAGTGTATAACTAGGTTTAAGATATTTATATTTTCATAAATAGCAATATTGCAGGCATTGATCATGAAGCATTATTATACACCGATTATTCATCTAAATGGAGACGAAGTGATGGTGTACATATTAAGAACGTTGAAGCATGTGTAGTTATCACAAAGGGTCACACTTGCGAAATTTATATAGCAGCAGTTGTGCAAGGGGGATGGAATAGCGGTGATACTAGCCCGTGGGTACTAGGTAATTTACCAGCACCTCTTAACAATGGATTTCAATGTGTTGGATATAATGCCAACGACGGGCGTCCTATTAGATTCACTGTTAATGAAGACGGTTGGTTGAAACCATGGTATAATAAAGAACCTTTAGTTGATAGTGTAACGTTCTCTGTCCATACTTGTTATATAACTAAATAGTATACTAATTCTTAACAAGAATAGATGTAACGATAATTCTAGCATTGGATGGTATTGTTTGTTCATATTCTGAAATATTCATAACATAGACATTAGCGTTTGATCTAGTAATATCATCAATATTATCAAAGCCACCTTTGATAGATGTAATTCCGTAAATATTCGTATCTATATTATAAACAGAATATCCCGATGGGACGGGAACGTTTACTGTAAATATTTTACCTTGATATCCTGTAAGTTTTGTACCAGCCCATGCAGTAGAGTACGTGGTAATTATTTTTATCTTATCTGAGATATTGCTATTTATGAAAATAAAAATATCTTAAACCTAGTTATACACTTAGGTTTAAGATATTCTTTATAGATTATATAGCAATATCACAGGTATCAATGGTAAATTAAATTTACCACATTTAGCCAGTAGAGAGTTAGCTACAAATGCTCAATTTTTTGCTACAACAAGTACTACTGATACAATATATACTTGTAAAAATTTGGATAATGGAGCTATTATTTTCGCATATTTATCATTCTCTGGATCAGCTCAATTATTTGCTACAGCAATCATTGATACACCAATGTTTTTAGCAAATAATGAAGATGCGGTTGTTTTACATGATAGTGTAAATGGTCAAACAGGGTATATTCGTCGTAAGAGTACAACATCTATTTCGATACTCGTGTCTAATAGTAATTGGCAACTAAGTGTTGTTATTTATTAAAAAACTATTTTATGGAAATATAAATATCTTAAACCTAGTTATACACTTAGGTTTAAGATATCTTTTATGAATTATATAGCAATAATGCCAAGAATACGAATAATGTATCGTCTATTCGATTTTTCATTATTTTAAATAAAAAAATACATGTATAGATATTCTCTATACATGTATTTTCTTTTTAAATAGTATTAAGGAAGAAAAGTAATTCATCAGATATTTTATTTTCTGAGTATTTAATTTCTTCTCCTAATAATTCAGGATATTCATAAGTGACATAAGTAAAACGCGTATTAATAAGACTACTTAACATTGAAAGAATTAAATCTGGTTTAATATAATTCAACATACGATATTTTGTTTGCATTAAATTTTGATACATATAGTTATCTTCTATTTTTGCAATAAATTTATTATTTCTTATAATACGTGTATTAACATGATCACTTAGATTTCCTGTTAGAATATAAGGTAAAGATGCATAGTGGATTTTTCCTTTTTCATCTTTCATATACCCTAAATCCAAAAGTAATTTTTTCTTTAATAATAGTAGAATTGTAATATATTGTCTTTTACTTAAAAGATTTAAGTCTCTATAAGAACCAAAGTATTTTGTATAATAAGCATAAACAAATTGGAATTGAATTGGTGAAGGATCATGGTATTCCATATAATAATTAATTTCTTCATCACTTAAAGGAATATCAATATCTTTCTTAATAAGATCAATCGTCATATCAACGTTGATTTCACTCATGGTAATGACACCTTCATCAAGCTTACTTGCATTCATAAGCATCTTATCAGCACCTGATAATCCTTCAGAACTATGAATATTACTTACTTCTGTTAAGTTCTTAGAATACTGATCTTTTAAGAAATAACTTAATTGGAATTTAATGATTGTTTTATTAACTTTAACGCATATTATCTCTAATATGAATAGACTATATCTTCATTTAATATGTACTATTACCATACATATTAAAGCCCTCCATTTCGGATTATTGTCACAAAGACTCACCTACGTTTCGTCCTATGATTGGACCTACTCGCTTATCAAACCACCTGATTTCTCATTTCAGTATTTCTACATACATGGTTGTCTAGCTTTCCCTAGTCGTTGAACTCACAACTTATATAAGTTGCTTTGCTGCGTCGATTGTCTCTATTCATAACCTTATTACTATACCTTGAGAGTTACCTCTTGCCACTAAGTATATCACTATCTTAGTTTAGTAGTTATGACCTAACGAGCATACTTTCGTATGTCTGAATAAAATTCAGAAGTTTCCCGCAATTAAAAGGGTTTGAGTTGAACTAATAAAAATCAATCCAACGATGTTCTCTTTATATTTATGAAGTTTTTTGTCATAGTGTTCATTAAAACGATACTTAACAACATTTTCACTAATTAATACTTTATTGGTAAATTGTCTTACAACAGTGTAGACATCAATACCAAAAATTTCTCGTTGATTAAAGATAGGTGCATTATTTGCGTTACTCTCTAATACTTTCGCCTTTACATAGACATAGAGTTTTGCATAAAGATCAATCTTTGTTCTTGTATAATACACCATTTGCCCTTCATTATTAATAAAATAATAATACTTATCTTTACCAATAATTGTAGGTTCAATTTGATTATCTTTCACAAATTTCATAACGTCTTCTTCAGGAATTTCATCTTGAATGATATTACCCGTTGTATCATCGAGTTCATAAGTTGAAGCATATCCAAATAAATCAAATAACCTTCTATAGAACTTAAAAATGATATCACTATCTTTTTCTAATTTGATACTATTCAATTGAATATAGTGAAAGATAGCTGGAGACATAATTTTCATTGAGAATGAAATCTGTAAAAGAATCTTAATATGTTGATTTGTAAATTCCAATGATTCCAAATGTTTCTTTTGTTTTAAATACTTTTGTTTTTCTGTTGTATTGGATTCAATATCATCCAAATAGTTTTCTTCAACCATACGAATGATTTTCTCAATCATTGTATCTGTGAACATGACTTCATAGATAAAATCTATATAAGCCATCATATTTTCTTTATTAAATACTTTTTGCTTATCTAAAGCAAATTTGATTTTTAGATAAGCTAATACCAGTTCATCTTCAAAATCATAATTATTAATAAAGAAATTCGTATAAGATGTAATAATATCAAGTTGATTAATGTAAGATTCTTTCCCTATTAGGAATCGTTCATAAGGCTTAAGTCTATCGACAAAATCCTTTTCTCCTTTTTTATGTCCTAATTCAGGATATAATTTTGCATTAAATACTTTTGAGAAATGACAGACAAATAATTTACCGTCTCTCTCCACAATAATTTGTGATGGCGTTGGCTTCCACGTATTAATTTTAGAAGTCCTTTTTTCAATTTCCATTGGTAGATGTAACCTCGCTTTCCCTTTCTTTTCACAATATACTATTTTTAAATAGCCAATAGATAATATATAAACAATAGCTATTTTCTCGTTGTCTTTTTTCCTCCTATTTTTTTCATGACATGTTGACCACCATTACGTTTTTTAATAATACGAATGCTTGACGACTCATTATTACCTTTATGTGTTGAAAATACTTTCTGTATTTTATTAATATTACGCTGTGTTTTACGTTTACCTTCGTCAGTAATATTTTTACGTAATTTCTTTTCTTCATTCATCAAAGCTTGGTCTAATTTAATTGATTTAAAATCAGAAATTTCTCTAAAAAATGTATCCGATTTTACACGCTTTAAATGATCAAGATAAAAACCTTTACGAAGATATTTAAATTCATTTCGTATTAAGTATTCACATGCTAAATAAATACTTTTATCATACCATCTTTTCATAGTAGGATTTGTTTTTGTTGGTGGAACATCAATATAGTCAGGATCAAGCTTATCATATAAGGTTTCAATAAGCATACTATTTTGTTTATAGATATAAGCATATGTATACATAAATGATGGACTGTTGGAATAGAATTGAACATTGTATAATGTCAATGTTCCACCATTAAGAACACTTTCGTTATCACTATAAAATCGTATAACGACATCATAGTAGTAATGATCCTTACCATTTGTTGTTTGAGATTCTGAAGGTACTTTTATATGGAAGTAATAAGAATCTTCAATCTGACAAGTGGCATTAATATGAATTTTTCCTTCTCCATTTAATTTCTTAAATGTGTTGGAATAATTTTGCATAGTTGGAATATCAATAGATGAACCCATCGGTTTTTTAATAAAATCAAAAATATTTTGACCTTTAATGGGTGGCATAATCATTCACCTCTCTAGAAATTATGCTTACCTGTTACAACCATCTGATTACCAGCAATAAGTAGAGAAATCAAATCAATAGTTGCTGTTAAAATTTCTTCATCTGTCTGAGCACTATTAATAACGTCTGAAGAATATTCAAAACGGGAAACATCAAAAACCTTATCTGTAATAATAGAATAGTCAATAAGGACATCTGTTAAACGAATTTCATATAAGCCTTCTTTATTCTTTTTAGCATCTAAACGAATAGCTTCATCCAAATGCTTTCTATCAAAAAGCTTACTCATGATATCTTCACCTCTCCAATTAGAGAAGAATTGAATCACATCGTTTTGAATATCATCAATAGAAACACCTGTAAAAATTTCATCATCAAATGCATTGATAATGACAGTACGATAGACATCTTTAAATCCTTTATAAAGAATATCATAAAGTTTGTAGTTAATGTCATCTTCTTTAAAATCATCACGTAATTTCTTAATCGTTCTAATAAGAGTTAAGTTACATCCTTTAATAACGCCATTGTTATAAGCAGAAGACGCTGCTTTAATGGCATCATCAACGGAGTCTTTTAGCATCTTTTGAGAGAGCTCACTATCTCCACCTACTTCAATAGAACCCATCTTTAAACGTAATGAATAAAGTCTTTCTTGAGCTTGTGAGACTTCAATATTGAATGTCCCTAATTTAGAATACTTTTTAACAGCTGCATCATATACATCTTGAGCATCAGATAATGTAATCTTGTAACGTTCTTTATCAAATACCATATTTGTAAACTGTGATGTTTTTAATCCAAGTTCACATTCTTTAACGTATCCTAAATTGATATAGTCATCGATTAATTGATAATCTTCAATATCATTAATAGCACTATAACCTTTTACTGTTTGTAAATCAGCATCATCTGTATATAATATACCTCTCTGGACAGTTGTATCATCTCCTGTATAAAGAGCAACACGTCTTAATCCTTCAATAGGTCTCTTATCAATATTGAATATTTGAGAAATACCATATCCCTTACTGATATTTTCAATAATAGATGATTCTAATGCTTTATCAATGATAGTTGTATTCATAAGCATAGCGAAGTCACTAATAAGTCTTCGTGTATGTGCTGAAATAGCTTTATAAGTTGTTAAAACCATTACCAAGTCATGATTCTTTTTGTATTCATTATTCATATCAACAGAAATAACTTGTTGAATAGCTTTTTCATCATAAACAGGAGCTGCAACAATTAAATGTCTACCTCTTGTTTTACTTTCTAAAGCCAATGGTTTTAAAATTTCCTTATAAACTTCAGCCGTAATTTTTGTACCAAAAATAATAACATCACTATCTTTAAGTGACATTGTGTTATTATCATTATTGATATATAATTTATCATTTAAAGATAAATTGTATTTATATCCTGTGATAAGTTTTTTTCTTGTCACACCATCAGGAGATAATGAACATGTAATAGCAGGTGTACCAAGTTCTTTATATAAATCAGTAATATACTCTGTAATAAGAGGATCAGCATTACTTGATATATAAACGACCTTTCTAATATTTTCAGCCATTTCATTAATATCATCACTCTGAATAGATTGAATTTGTGGTTTCATATTCAGAATAATAGCTTCTTTAATTAATTCATATAATCGTAAAATATCTCTAGGAAGTAAATAAAGTTTTTTAAAATCATCTCTACTTTTACGATAATTACGATAAATACTATTTGTTGCAATGATAGCACTTGTTGTACCATCACCAACGATATAATTTAAACGTCCACAAATATCACCAGCCATATCTGCAATAGCTTGGTCAACTTTTGTTTCACTTGCATCTAAAGAAAGATTTTTCATAATAGTATAACCATCTTTTGTGACGTGAGAATAAGGATAGTTATAAATAATCGTTGGTGCTCCATAAGGACCAAAAGACTTTGATAAAGCATCCCATAATAAATGGAAGACTTTTTCAATACGATCTTCAAAATCTTCTTTAGGAATAATATTTAATCTTGGATCTTTTTTAAAAAGAGGTCTACGAGGTATAGGCGCGCAGTCAACGTCATCATAATTACGAGTACGATTGTCCTCTCTTAAATTTTCGTCTGTTTTCTTAATATTTGTCGTATTCATTATTTTATTCTCCTTTAAAATAAGTTAAAAGTGTGTTAATTATAGTATATAAATTAAGATGCTGTAAGATTATCAAATGTGTCAAATTTAAACACATGCTTTTCTCGTAATTGATCAATATTAATATTATATTGATTCTTATTATAGTTATATCCGAAGTACTCAGCTAGGACGATTGATGAGTAATCTAATAAATTTGCATCCATAACACTAGTAATATTGTTGATATTAGAAAATACAAAAGTGGAATTTGACGATATTTTATTTTCAACCAATAACTGTTGGAGGTCAAGACCAAAAACGTAATTTGCTTTAGATCCGAAGGATTTATCAACATCATCTCTTATAGCATTATTTTCAAATTCGCTCCATATATAAATCTTTTTGACCATAGATTGCTGAGCAAAAATAGATAGACTATTAAAGAAATTTAAATGACCTTTTAAAAAAATATCAGGATAGGATTGAATCTCTTGATTAATAAAGACATCGCACCATTTATAGAAACCAACAATATCGTTTTTAAAAGTATTTTCTAATATACCTTTTTTTAAAGGTATATTCCATAAAATATTCTTATAATTGCGAGAATAATACCATTCAAATAATTCATCCGTATCATATGATGTAAATATTTCAAATTGAAAGAAATCAGATAATGCTTTTGTTTCTAGTAATACTTGAAGAATCATGAATGATGGTGAACGTAAAACATCATCATATTCGATAAATAAACAATCGGTGTTTAAAAATGGGGAGTTATAAGAAGTAAATAGAATTTTTTCTTGTTGATCCATTTCTAAAATCTCCTTTCTCTATTATGAAAGGGTTGAATCATTTATATATTATTTATTGGATATTTATACACAAAGGAGGATATAGAAATATGTATATTATCAAAACTAATGGAATTGAAGAAAAGTATTCTGGATTTACAGAATCATTATCGATGTATTTATCATATGTAAATGTGAAGAGAGGAAAATCTGTTTGTGCACGTGATGATTATACGAATCATATTATTAACGCCTTTAAAAGAATTTATGAGGAATATATTAAAATAGGTTCATGTAAAGAAGTTATAGAAATTCATAGTAATGATGATTTAGGCATTTCTATCTTTTATACACGTAACTAATTGGTATTATATTATTGAGAGGAAGAAAAATGAAAGAGTTAACAATTACACTTAACGAAAAGCAAATTAATAGATTACGGGAAGAATTTAGAGATATTAGAAAATCTTACTTAGAGCGTGAAGAAGAATTACGTAAAAATAGCTTTTCATTTTATGGTAGTACATTTTTAGAAAAACTCAGTTTCTATTGGGCTTTAGCTCGTCTACAAGAATTTGATGATATAATGAATATGCTTGGTGTTAATAAATCCGAATTGCTTGGTGACATTAGATAATAACACCAATTCAAAAAAGTAGAGGGGAAAAGAAAATGTACAGAATTACAAAAAAATCTATTGATGTTAATTATAACATGGAAGCTGAGTTATATGATTTAGAAATGATATTGGAGAGATATATAACGGATGAATCATTAAAAGAAATAGCAAGAAAAAATAATGAGGAATCTTCACGAACATTGATTTTATACGCTATAGAAAATAGTACCAATGGTATTAATATTATCAATATTTATAAATTTGGTAATAATGAAATACAAAATAAAAAATTATTTAAAATCATTAATATTGAAGATGAATCTCATAAAAATATTAATGTACTTATTACTTATGATAAAGAATGGGTGTATAGTGAATTAATGACAGAAATTGTTCAACACTGTCCTCATTATAAAATTAAAAGATTGGATCCTAATGAATCTCATGTTATTAATAGACATTTTACATTGTCAGCTAGAGGACATGAGAATAATTTTAATAGTGTGAAAAATATTATTAATTTTGATTTAAAAGGATTATTATAAAAAAATTATCAAACTTTTTTTATTAAATATCATTATTGTAATTATAACCATCATCATAATAATCATATTGATTATTATAACTTTTAATTTCGTCTAAATTTAATATTCTTAATCTGCTATTTAAAAGGCTTTTTATACTCGAAAATTGATAAAATTGCATTTGTAAAGTCAATTCTTCATAATATTTATTATTGTGTAAATTTATAGTA